TTATTTAGCATCCAGAACACGATAGATGCAGTCGGTCTGCTCACTGGCAAATAACAGTTCAATTGTTGGTCTGATAATTTCATCATCCACTACAATATATTCGACTTGCTGTTCCAAATGCTGGGACGGATCACTATGATGAGCACCGGCACGTAGTAATGCTTTTACATTCAGGGTTTTGCCATACTGGTTTTTGACTTGCACTTCAATTAAACCTTCTGTCATCGTCATACCTCCCTTTATTGGCATTATTAAATTTGCTTGTCTGAATTCTTATAACATAGTTATTTGAAAGGCTTTCAAACGAATATGTAAGATTTTTTAGCGAGCACCTTTTATCGACTATATATAGTCGCTAATGAAGAATGTGCTATACAAATAAAAGAGTCGAAATTATTAATAACTCTCGCTTAAAATTTTGCATTAAAAAGCCCGCATCGCTGCGGGCTCTGTGTTGGATGGCTAGTGCTAGATTTATTGCCTGAACCTAAGTTCGAGCTCAACTAACTGTCATTGATCCGTCCAACTTATTGGTAGCGTCGTTTCATTTTATGACCTACCATGAGTTCAATATAGCAGGATTTTTTTTACCTACAATACACTTTTACACTTCTAAAAGAAGACTTATACAATATTTAAATTGTGCTTTTTCAAAAGCAGATTAGAATATTTTGGCTGGATCAATAGAGCACTACAAACAACTCTATTCTTTTCAATCTCTATATCCTATCTATTTAAATTTTAATAAAAATATTCTTTATTTATGTGAAAAATGAATAATTTTAGCTAGATACAATTTTAAGTCTTAAGTAAAAGAGTTCGCTATTAAGGCCATTGATTAGCCACTAAAAGTAATAGCGAAAACCAAATTGATAAGTAACCCCATTCAAGTCCAGATCATCACTCTTGCCAGAGACACATGCGCCATTCATACAAATCTTGGCATCACGGTTAAACATCCATTGATAACCAAAAGATCCAAATAAATCTGCTTCAGGAGCAATTTTATAACCGACTTCCAAGGCAACAGGAATTGTAAAATAATCCAATTCCAGATCGACTCGACCAAGATCTGCATCCGTTTCACTTTCATCTACCCAGCTCATTCCCAGACCTATAGAAATTGCTGAATAAAACTGATCATTTTCCAGAAATTTATTTTTTACCCCAATTGTAACTTGATTGTAATCAATATCTGAGCTTTGAAATTTGTATTCGGCCCATAAGCTGGTCGTCGGATGGGATTGATATTCACCATTAATAAACAGCCCATCGAATGATTCAGTACCCAAAAAGCTGTCTGACCCTATTTTTGAACCGGCGTAACCAAAAGCTAAAAAGTACTGACTTATTAGGTTTTCTTGAGCATAATAAGGTGTAGTCGTAATAACGGCTTTATCTTTTGGAGCAGGATTACCATATTGAATAGCTAAAGGTGTATTCGCTTCAGCAACTGAAGAAGCCCCAATCATTAACCCAATGAATAATAATTTTTTCATATCTATATCTCATTTTTATTGTGAGCATAAGATACTAATTTTTTGATAGAAAAACTACTCAGCACATCTATTTATAGAAACAACAATTTATGAGATTAAACAAACTATAAATACAACAATGTAATTCACCCACTTTTATAGAATAAGAGGTCCAAGAGCATCTTCTACAAACATTACTACCTATATTTCCAAGAGGTAATTCCCGATGGCTAAACCAGATGAAGAACTGAATGAAGAGTTTCCAGAAGAAGAGTTAGACCCACAAGAGAAACAAGATCGAGAGATTCAACGCGGTCAGTTAGGCGTAGATCAAGACCCTCAGGTGAAAAGAGATCAAATACGTCAAAAACATCAGGATGAAGAGGAAGAGAATCCATAATTTATTTTATAAATCTGGAATTGTTTTTTTAGTCTAATGAGGTAAGTGAACTAATAAAATGATGGTGCGCTCAGCGGGCACTTTCCGAAATTTGCGGTTTTCTTACTATTCCTTAGTTTTCCTTATTTTTTCTTTATTTTTATAGGTTTAAGTGTGGCTCATTAATTCAATAGTTTAATGTTTCCTTATTATTCCCTATTATTCATTCTATATTGATTACGCCAAATTTACGCCACGACATTTTGAGGGAGAATTTATGGCCACCTTTAGACAAAGGGGTGATGCTTGGCGAGTTGAGATTAGTGTGAATGGTACTCGGGAAAGTGCGACATTCGATACTAAGACTCAGGCTCGCGCATGGGCATCAAAACGTGAAACTGAATTAAGAGAGTTATCACGCGGAAAGCTTCCTGATTATACATTAAATTGTGCAATTGATAGATACATAGAAGAAGTGTGTCCAAAGCACAAAGGCTGTGATGCAGAGATTAAAAGATTTCGGGCATTTCAGAGGAACTTCCCGAAGATTGCAAAAAAACATATTGCTAAAATTACCACTGATGATTTTGTGGTGTGGCGTGATACCAGATTAAAAACAGTCAAGCCGGCCTCGGTACGACGTGAGGGCAACATACTGTCAGCTTTGTTTACAGTAGCGCGCACGGAATGGAAGTGGGTCTATGATTCACCCATGAGTGATTTAAAGATGCCACCACCACCAGCACATCGAGATAGACGTATATCGGAGGATGAAATTCACAGGCTTTGTCTGGCTGCTGAGTTTGATGATCAGGCACCTGAGAATTTCACACAGCAAATTATGATTGCTTTCCTGTTGGCGATTGAAACCGCAATGCGTGCCGGTGAAATTCGTGGTTTAACTTGGGATCGAGTTTATTTAAAGAATAGATATGTGACTTTGAATGAAACCAAGAATGGAACTAAGCGGCATGTACCACTGTCAAAACGTGCAGTTGAGTTGCTTGAATTAATGAAAGGTGTTGGCAGTCATCAGGTTTTTACGGTTAAAGATTCAAGCTTTGATACGCTTTGGAGAAAGTTGCGAGATAAGTGTGAAATTGAAGATTTGCATTTTCACGACTCAAGGCATGAGGCGTGCACAAGGCTTGCCCAGAAATTGGAGGTATTGGATTTGGCGCGGATGATTGGTCATAAGGATTTAAGAAGCTTGATGATTTATTACAATGCGACTGCAACAGAGATTGCAAATAGGTTGGATTAAGGCCCATCAAATTATCCTCACACATATCCCCACATTCACATTCGTCGTAATTGAATGAGCTGTGCAGCCCTCGCTTGAGGGCTCTTTTAAAAGTCAATTCACATACTTACCGTTTATCAGAAAATTTAAATTCCAACGTCAACCTGTGACGCATTATTGATTTTAAAGGATTTCTTTTATTTGTGTGAATTAGACTGAATCTCTACAATCTTGATTAATGTAACAATAATCAAGAGGTAGTAATCTTATGAGTAATTCTCATGGGGGCTTTCGTGCTGGGGCTGGTCGAAAAAAGTCTGAAGAGACCAAAGTAATTCGAGTGCCCGAATCAAAAATTCTAGATATCAAAGAATACTTAAAATCCCTTAAAAAAGAAAATGAAATCGATGATATTCGTCAGTTCGATCCAGTCACCAAAATAGAAATACCACTGGCAACTGAGCGAGTGCAGGCTGGATTCCCCTCACCCGCTCAAGATTATATCGATAAGAAATTAGATCTGAATGAGTTCCTAGTCAACAATGCTAATGCCACTTTTATTGTGCGCGCTAATTCTCTTTCAATGCTGAATGCAGGAATTGATATTAATGATGCTCTGATTGTGGACCGCAGTATTGAAGCGCAGCACAGAGATATTGTGATTGCCTGCGTAGATAATGAATTTACAGTGAAACGCCTTATTGTTGATGTCAAAGGTTGTTGGCTAAAAGCAGAAAATGACGATTACCCCGATATCCATCCAGAGGAAGGTCAACAATTTGAAATCTGGGGCGTAGTCACTAATGTGATTAAGAAATTCAGATGAGATTCCAAAGCGAAGTTTATGCGCTCATTGATGTGAATAACTGTTACGTCAGTTGTGAGCGTGTTTTTAATCCCAGGCTAAATAATGTGCCTGTTATTGTACTTTCAAATAATGATGGTTGTGCTGTTGCGCGTTCGCAGGAAGCAAAGGATCTAAGAATTAAAATGGGTGTTCCCCTATTCCAGATCCGAGATATTGTTGAAAAGCACAATGTACAGGTTTTATCGAGTAACTATGCTTTATATGCAGAAATGTCTCATCGCTTCCATTCAATTCTGGCTGATTACGTGGCGCCAGGTGAACAGGAAGTTTATTCGATTGATGAGTGCTTTTTAAAGCTTACTGCCTATTCTGAAAATTATGACCTGGTTGAATATGCGCAAGACATGCGACAGCGGATCTTGCAGTGGATTGGATTACCGGTTTGTGTCGGTATTGGTCGATCAAAGACCGAAGCAAAGCTTGCCAATCATATGGCTAAAAAAGCAACACGCTTTAACGGTGTTTGTGATCTGGTTTCTATGGATCCTAAACATCGTGATTATTTTTCTAGTTTGATTGATGTCTCCGAAGTCTGGGGAGTCGGTCGTCAGCATAGTAAAAAACTAAAGAGCTTAAATATTAATACTGTTCTAGATTTAGCTAAGTCAAGCCCTCATCAAATGGGCAAGCTGTTTTCTGTGGTTATGCAAAGAACTGTAATGGAGCTGCAAGGTGTTTCATGTATCGAGCTTGAGCAAGCACCGCCAACCAAGAAGCAAATCATTTCATCTCGCTCATTTGGTTCACGTGTGACTGACATTGAATCCCTATCTGAATCTATGAGTGATTACTTACAGAATGCGGTTAAGCGCTTAAGGGAGGATGGATCTCTTTGTGGTTGTGTAATTGCTTTCGCCCAATCAAATCACTTTGATAAAAATAGGCCTTTCTATAGCAAGTCGATCAATATTAGTTTTGCTGAACCAACTGACTGTGCTGCTGTGATGAATCGTGCTGTGATGAAACGTATGAATGAGCTGTTTCGTGAAGGGATTGAGTTTAAGAAATGCGGGGTGATTTTAACTGCAATCGAACCGAAGTCGACATACATATATGACCTGCTATCTGATGGTAATCAAATAGAGAAAAATGAAAAGCTGCAAGAGGCTTTAGAGAAGGTAAAGGTGAGATTCGGAGAAAAGAAGCTTGCTATTGGCCCTTGCAAGATGCATGGACGAGCATGGGCTATGTCTAGGCAAAATCTGACCCAGAATTATTTTAGTTGGGATGGGATGTTAACAATTGATAATTAGATCGTAGAAGCCCTTACTTAAAGAGCTTTTACGCATATTCCTACATTAACGTTTGTTGCTATAGAGTTGGCTGTGCAACCTGATAGCAGGATGCACAGCAATAAACTAATTATCTTGAGCTGCATATTTTAGGTTATCCGCAACACGATTCGTCCAGCCTTTGCCATAGGTCGGCCATGTGCTTAAAGATGTATAAAACCTTAATCGCTCAGCAGTCAAAGTTAGAATCACATCATTTAGATCCTGAGCATTCACAGCTTCCATGGTTTTGGGCCCAATAATGCCGTCAGCAGTTACACCAACCGCTTGCTGTAGTTCCTGAATTGCACGCTTCTTGCCGGCATTAATCGCAAAATCCCAAAGTTGGAATGTGATAGCAGAATGCAGGCCATTGCCACCAAGCTTATCCCACCAGTCCTTTTTGTAGATTTCTTTGGCTTGAGCGAGGGATAAATTTTTAATATCTAAATTTGGATAGGTGTTTGCAGCAATGCCGTACTTAGTACCCTTTAATACACCCACTCCGACTTTGCCGCCAGTCCAGTTGCCTGGGTCACGCTTATCATTGGTATATCCGCCTTCATGACCGATCAATCTTTGAAACGCTTTCTCAAAAGTAATTGAATCAATCGGTAGGTTTGCGAAACCTAAAATAGTTGGATCTGGGTGAAGCTCTGGCTGAGCCTTCTTGCGCCCTACATATGTCGCTAAAAATACTAAAACGATAGATGCGATACTTTGATACGGTTCCGGCAATACATTGGCGTTATATACTTCCTGTAAAACCAAATGTACACAGGATAAAAAAAGCGCCATATAGGCGCCATATTTTACTGAGTCAAACTTCCATACACTTTCATTGATTAATTTCATTTTTCCTCTCTCATATTTCGTTCATAAAGTTTGTTGCGGATTTCTTCCAAAGTACGAAGAGTTTGGTCGGATTGTTTCTCAAGAACCTGGATCTTCTGGCTATTGGCCATAGCTAATGAATTCACCGTATCCGTTTTAGCAGTCTGATTATTCCAGGCGGCAGCAAAGACACCTATGATTGCAATCCCACCCCAGCGGACCAGATTGGTCACACTATCTATTTTGGTTTTACTTTCGTGGAGTACCCTGATCTGCATATCCATTTCTTTGAACTTTGGATCAATCTCATTTCGGACTTGCTTGATCTCGCTTTTGAAGTTTGACTTGGCCCGATCCAGATCATCTTGCAGATTGTCCCGGGTCTGGTTTAAGTCATTCCGGGTTTGCTGATGCTCTTTGTTGAGTTGCTCTAACTGCATATTCATACGGTCAAGCTTTTGGGGCATCTCAGCGAGCTTGTCCATACTTTTTCCAAGATCGTTAATCTTGTCTGAGATGGCAAGAAGCTGCCCTGCTGTTGCTATCGGTGGATCAGATGAGTAGTCATTCGACATTGCGCCCCCTAAATTTTGGTAATAAAAAAGCACCCGAAGGTGCTATAAATTAACTGCTTCAACCTGCTCTTTGGTTTCAGCTTCATAGATTAGTTGCCGAGCAATGCGCCCTCTTTCGTGAACGCTTGCGATATGAGCTTGTAGTGCTGCATAGAGTTGCTGTAGTTGTGATGCGCTTAACTCAACCGTGCTGTTATCTGCTAGAGTCCACGTCTGATCCACACCCGCAACCGCTGCGCCCATGATCCGGCTTTGTGAAACTTGATCTGAATCATAAGCACTGCCTTCAAACTCAAAGCCTCCAAATTCAAGTAGATCGCGCCCAGATTTAATCTCAGCCCATTTCTGAGCCTTGATTTCGTCTAGGGTGCGCGGATCAATCCAATCCTTTAGATCGTAATTAAATATGTGGTACGGGGATGGTTGAGCAGGCATTGCCACCCAGCCATCCTTGTAGTACATATTTGGCTCAGGAGGGTCTTCAACCGCAAGACAATCTACCGGAGTATTTAGTATCACGATCTCATCACTAGCTTGAATCGTAAAAAGTGGCTCACCAGATCTCGAGATGATTGTGGTCATTTTTTAAGCTCCAAAATACTTAGATTTTTTTCTCTAAAAGTTGGGATTGGTGACGTGCTGGCTTTTTTTGCCATTACCCCGGCTGGAGCGGATGGTATCCTGCCAAACGCAGCTTTAATTGAGTAGGTACATAAACCAGACATGGGTCCATCGATGTAGGCAACAATATTATAAATACCGCCGAAATCTAAGTATGAATTTGACGTTGTGCCTGATTTGTTGGCGGGAAAGTAAAACCTTTTTATTTCCAAATTGTTTCTATAGAGGATTAAGATTAAATTACAATAACTAAATATATTGCTATTTACGGTTCCTCCTTGCTCCGCGTAAATCCCACATGGCTCAAGCGTTATTGACCCATCTACCCGACATTTACCACCAGCCCTATTCATGCTAACCGCTATAAGTTGACCAAAACCGTCTGCCCATGTTTGTATTGAGGTCTCGTCGGTAGTTTCGTGGGTGCCGTTATAAGAATGAACTGTTGTATTAGTTACCCCCACTGGAACGGTTACAGCTTCATCTTGGATTTTTAAGGTATTAACCGCCAAATCTGCAATCTTACCTCGCGTTACTGCTAGATCATCAATCTGCGCAGACTTCACAGCCAATTGCTTAATGTGAGCTGTATCTACAGATGCATAATCCATAAACGCAGTTTTCAAGTAAGCACCCACCGGAAAGACTGTGCCTGTGTTTGGGTCGGTGTAAGGTGTGCTGCGGAAAATGAATGGGTAATAAGGTGTACTTCCTGCGCTAGCTGGCCCTGCCAATGCGAACGAGTTAGCGCGAATAACAAAGTTGCTGTAGTTCGTACCCCCACTTTCCTCAATAGCTAAGCCGTAAGATGAAATCACACCACCACTATCAAGCTTGATTGTGTGCTGTGCTTTAATCTTACTTTCAGTCAGAACAAGTGAGTTTAGCTTCGCTTTATCTGCTGTGATTTGTGCAACTTGCGAAGAAATAGCGGCTTTCTGTGCATTTGCATCAATTTTTGCAGCATTTAGCTCCGCAATTTGGCTTGTATAAAGATCAATTAACTCCTGATTTTTATCCGCCTTTGCCTGTTCTGCTGTGCGCTTACTTGTTATCTCAGCAATTCTTGCATCATAACTATTGACTGCTGAAGTAAGTGCAGCGGCCTGCCCTTGCAGTTTGGTGATATCTTCATCAAGTCGGGCTTTCGCAATTTCATTCTTGAGTTTGTTTAGATCACCAACAGCACTTACAACCTCAATGCTTGTCTGCTGACCGTCCACATAACCCTGAATCGTCTTGATCTCACCACCAATTGCATCAAGCCTGTCGGCAAAAACACCCTGCTCAAGCTTGATGGTTGCGATGTTCTCAGTTGCAGTGTTGGCTTTATCAAGTGCTTCTGTCGCTGTATCTTGAGCCGCTTTTGCTGCTGCTGCTGCATCAGTTGCAGCCTTGTCGGTGACAGCAACCCACGCTGATCCATTCCATCGCTTCGGCGTGTTCAGTCCTCCTGTTGTGTCAATCCATAAGTTTTGAGACAGGCGCTTATCTGCTGCTGGAGTAGTTGAGCCAAAAATAACCTCACCTTTATTGCCTGCCGCTGTAGCCGCTGCACTGGCTGCCTGTTGTGCTGCATTTGCAACTGCGGTAGCAGCATTCGCTTTTTCAGTTGCGTCAAGTTTGGCTGCTGCAAGTGCAGCGTCGGCCTTGTTTTTAGCATCTAAAGCAGCTGCTGCTTTTGCTGCTGATTCCGCAGCATTGGCTTTTGATGTAGCGTCATTTGATGCTGCTGCAATTGCTGCATCAGCTTCAGCTTTCGCTTTGGCATCTGCGTAGCTCTTGGCTGCTGACTCGGCAGCGGCTGACTTGGATTGCGCATCCCGAACGGCTTGATCTGCTGTGTCTTTTGCAGTCTTTGTACTTGCTTGAAGTGTATCAAACCGGCCAGCAAAGGCTTCATTGTCATCCGCTCGCGCTATTTCCAGTGTTACGATTGCTGCCTTATTCCCATCAACATCAACCTTTAGCGTGTTAATGCGAGATGATAGTGCCTCATCCTCCTGTGCTCTTGCATAAGCTTCGGTTTGAACCAGTGCTTTTGCGTTACTGATTTCAGCAACAGTAGTGTCGATGCGCTGACTTAAAGCCATGTCATTTTCAATCACTGCTGATTGCAAAGTCCATGTGCCAACATTGCCAGCAGTTGAGCCGATAAGTCCCTCTGTCGAGCCGATCATATCCGGATTGACTTGTGCATACACACCGTCAAGACGAGTGGTGTTTGCTTTAACTTTGTCGTCAACTTCAGCAATACTGGCATTGGTTTGAGTCAATGCGCCCGTACTGGCTTTGGTTCCAAGTTCAGCGGTAATTTCCTCAATCTTATTTGCATTCGCATCTGATTTTGTTGCTGAAGCGGTTGCTTTTTCTAGCGCACTCGCTGCTCCAGCTGCTGCCGTATCTGCTGTGTCTGCTGATTGCTCTGCAACTGCTTTAACTTCAGTCACAAGGCTTGATAGTGCTTTTGTGTCATCGATTGCAATATTGGCTTTTTGCAAAGCACTTGCTGAATTGAAAAGAGCATTGCCCGCTTCATCTTCCGCAACCTGTACTCGACCATCTAACGCTTGAGTTTTTTCAATCGCTAAAGATGAATCGGTTAATGCAACATTAAGGCTGTCTTGAAAACTAGCGAGAGCCTTGTCATTGCTTAGCTTATAAGTATTCACATAGCCATAGATTGCAGTTTCACCATTTTTACGATCCAAGACTTCTTGCGTTAAACCATCATCCAAGTCTTGAATTGCTGCAACTCGTTGCTGACGCTCCAAGCCAAGCTCATCGCTGATTTGATCTGCTTGAATCTGAACGGCACTAATATTGTCAATCAAATTACCAATATCACCATCCAAGCCTGCAATTGTGTCGATCTTATCGATCTTGGTTTGTAGGTTTTGATGTAATTGCGACTCAGTAATTTTGCCGGACAAAATATCTAGCACTGCTGAAGCATCAGCAGACGTAGTCGCACTAACACGCGCAGACCAAGGGCCAATATTCCCAATCCGGTCAATCAAGCGTCCACGGAACCAGCGGGTCAGGTTTGGTTGCATCCCTTGAATTACATGTGTATCTGTTGGATAAGCAAATAAACCAAGCTGTGCAGCATTAGCACCGTTTGACGTGCTTGAGATTTCAATTTCCGTATAAGCGGTATCAAGTGCGCCAACCGCAGGAAAATTCCAGTTCAGGCGATACCCAAATAGAATTCCTGTTGCGGATATATTTGCTAAAGCTGGCGGTAAGCCCTGCTTGCCTGATAATGCTGTCAACATGGAATAAGTTGGCAAGGAAGCAACGTCAAAAGCAGAAATTGCTGTCACACGGGCTTCATAGTTTCCAGAATAAATGCCCTGCACTTCTACCGAATTACTACCTGTAATTGGTAATTTAATCCATGAACCATCATCCTTTCGCCATTCCACCTGGTACTTGGTTGCACCTTGTGCCTGTGGCCATGAGATAACCATAGTTTCAATAGATAAGCCCTGCTGCACCATGCTTTCAGATGAGATTGATACAGACTCTACTGGCACCTGAATAGTCGGATTGATGATGGAAATCGGACGCTCATCAATAAAAGCGCCAAAATCGATTGCATCATATTTGGCTGACTCATATTGCAGACCTGTAATTGAAAACTGATGTTTATCATCCTGAGTAATACTCATGACGCGAAACTTCATGGTTTTCAAATCTTGCGCATCAACTGCCCAGACATTTTCAGCAGCCGCCGAATCAAAAGCCATAGTCACTGTAATATTACGACCACTGACGGATGATACGATACGAGCCTGAGCCTTGCCATCTTCACCATTTACAACAAGCCGATCGCCTGCACGACACACCACATCATCACGATCTAAAGTAATGGTGCGCAAGTTTGCAGAAACTTTAGAGATACGCCCACCATTAGCCCGGCCAGCAAATAATTCATCTGCGATTTCAATGACACGGCCCGGCTGTGGAATATAACCATCCAAACCAACTTTAAAAGAAACGGTGCGAGTTTCTAGCTGCTCGGATTTTAAAGCCCACAATCCAGCACGCTGTGCCTGCCCTTCTGATGTGCAGCCCCATGCATCAATTTCAGCAATACGTACACCGAGCTTTGCAATAGCTGCTTCATCACGCACATAGACATACTCTGTCTTATAGTGATTTGCAGGGTTATCCCAAGCCACTTTTGCAACAGTGTGTCGATCGCGCGCACGTGTGCCTGTGTACTCAAATAGACCATCAATCACATTGGCACGTGTGTAAGTAAAATAAGTGTCCTGTGGAATGTCAGCATCGCAAACAATTGAGTTGCCATCCCAATAACTGATTGCGCGGAATACGCCCGCCAATTTGCTTAAAATTACATAAGCATCTTCGGTTGATTGCAGATACACGTTACAGGTAAAACGTGGCTCTTTTCCGCCTTTGCCATCATCCACCATCTGGTCGCAATACTGTGCAAGGCGATATAAAGACCATTTATCCAACATTGTAGACGTTAATCGATCACCCAGAGCATAGCGTTTTGCGGTGCAGATATCGTAATAGATCCAGGCTGGATTATTGGTATAGGCGCGCTTAAAAGTGCCGTCCCACATCCCGGCATAAGTGCGTGCAACCGGATCATAATTTGATGGAACCTGAAGCTTGATACCTTTTAAATCAACCGCGACTTTTGCCACATTAGAAAAGGTTTCGGCATCATATTGAAGGCCAAGCAAAGCAGTATTTGGATAGCTCAATTTGAGATCGATTACCTCAGTCAATGCATCCACATACATTTTGTCGCTGATGTATTCTGATGTTGAGTTCGGTGTGATTCGACGGACGCGAATTGTCCAACCTATATCAGCCTTAGGTAAATCAATCCGGTGTGAGCGCTCATAGTTTGCAGAGGTTTTATCAGCGATTTGAGTATTTAAAACCTCGGCCCATGTGCCACCATCAGTTTGCAAATCGATTGCATATTGAATCGTGATACCTTTTACATCGCCATTTTTAGCATTCTGTTCGCGTAGCGGCCCCCACTTAAAGCGCAAACGGATTGCATCCAGATCGGTATTAGTAAGTGAGCGAACCCATGGTGATTCAGACTTTAATTCAACATTGATTGCAGTTTCAGAGGAGATATCTGGAAAGCCTTCAATGTGTGTTTGGTCGTTCGTACCGTGACGAAAATCAGCCTGTACACCCTCAAAATTCCAGCCACCAGCCGGATTTTTTAGCGGGGTTTCTTCCAGGTAAACTGATTGCAGACCATTGGCTAGACCCTCGACTTCGCCCTCAGACAAGCCGTAAAGAATTTTAATATAGGTTTTGGATTGTGCTGAATCGGGTGCAATCACTGGCTGTCTTGGTTTGCCTTGCCCTGCTTTTGCGCCTTTAATTACTGCGTTCATACTTATCCTCAGACAATAAAAAAGGCGCGATATGCGCCTGTATATTCCAGTTATTTACATTAGGTCTTCAGGGTACTGTCCGGCACTTGCAATAAATCCACCGACTTCACGCTGACCATAAAGCACTGGCACCGGATTGCCTTGTGCGACTGTGGTCACTGCACCGCCAAAGCCTTTGTTAGCTTTGTTGCCATCTTGGTTCTGGTCTTGATTCTCAACCTTAGGCATCAACATCATGGCAATACCACCAACCATCATGCCGACACCAGCACCTATCAAGGCTGTACCAATAGGTGCACCAACGCCAGTAAAAACCATCACAGCACCCACCACTACCAATACAGCACCAAGAATGGTTTGAAAAGCACCACCTGCACCCTTTACTTTCGGAACGACTTTAATCACTTTGGCACTGGTGCTCATGTCGAGTTCAGTTTCAGAAATATTTTGCTTATCCTGAAAAACTGCAAACTCTAAACCCTGCTCATGCGCATGTAACATGAAGTGCTCAAAGCCCGGCACCTGCACGCATAAAGCCCGCATGGCTTCACGGGTATTATCAACAGCTAGATGAAATTCTTTGCCAAACTTTTTAGCTAGAACTCCATAAAGTCTAATTCTTTTGAGCATATCGAACCACCTTTGCAACTCGCTCCTGCCACTGTGGACCAAAGATTTCACGCACAGATTTACGGCCATACGGATGATGTAAGATTAAAGCCGAACCGATGCATGGCTCTGTCTTTTCAGATTTCAGCATGCCGTTATCGCCCAGCCAGATCAGCGCATGGTTGACATGCTCAGTGCGTCCGACTCGGCACAATAGAACATCACCATATTGCGGCTGATCGACTTCAACAAAACCCGCTTCACCAAAGCCATCTAAATACAGCGACTTATTCTCTTTGGATTCCCACCATAAGTCCTGTCGTTCAAAGTCAATTAGCTTGATGCCTAGCTCTCGCTCGTAAAAATCACGCATGATTGAATAGCAGTCTTGCATGCCGTGGATATAGTTGCGACCCACCAATGGCGCCTTGTATCCACATGGCTCATACACTTGAAATTCAATATCTGGATAAGCACAAATTACCCATGGCTTCTCATGCAGTTCAATTTGAATCAAATCAATCTCAGATGCACGTGCTGAAGCATTTGGATGTGAATGCACATAAGCCTGAATCTCGCCTAAATCCTCAGCCTTAGCTAAGTCTTCATGATGGATTTCAAACTGATCCTTATTGTCTGAAATATTGCGACATGGGATGTATTCTTTATTCACAATCACACCACAGCATTCATCTGGGTAAACTTCAGCAGCATGTGTCTGGATTGCTTTTTTAAGCTTTGCGGTTAGTTTCATAGAAAGCCCTTATTTGTGAGCATTTATCACATTGATGCTGTATTTGTGGTGGGTATGAAAGCAATACAATTCCAGTCGGCTTAAGCACACCACCACATAAACAATATTTTTTATCACTCATCACATTAAACTCGATGCTGGAAAGCCACCAAAGCGGATTTCATTGTTACGAATACGGCATGAAGATAAGCGACCTGAACAACGGTCTAAAGTAGGGTTATCCGTTGGCTCATCTTTATCAGTAAACATGGCTGCACCTGTGTACTGGCACTCTTCACCGCGATAATCGCCCATTGCACACCAATGACAGTAATTGGATATCTGCCGAACAGGTATTTTTAAGCCCTCAAAATCAATTGGGTTTGAAAGCTCAAATGTTACCGCGTTAGCATTTTCAGAAGTCTTTTGCTCGATGTACCAAAGCTGCTCTTTGGCTTCATTTGATGCGGTAGGGTTGCCAGTGCTAAAGTTTTCGGCATCCAGATATTTAGCCAGTGTGGTAATGACTTTAAGCTTTGCTCCTGCAAAGTCACCAAACTGTAAACAAAGAGCAGAAACTGCGTTTTGAATACCACCAATATTGTTTGCCATGCTGAAAGTTGGTGCTGATGCTTTACCATCTGAGCGCATTTCTAGGCCAGACACTTCCAATGCCATAGGCTCAAATGTTTGACCCTGCCAAATGATGTTTCTGAACCATGTTTTCTGTTCACTATTCTTGAATGCTTCACCGATGAGCTTACTGGTATCGCCCATTAACTCATTAGAGCCAATTGAACTGTAAATACGCTCCCAATCTTCATAAGAAATATGGCCATGAAAACGTAAAATGCCCGCACCTAAAGCACGGGCATCGAGTTCAAACAACGTAATCAAACCATCAACATACAGCTTCTGAAAATCACTGCTTAATGTCATGTTGAAACCTCGTTAGAGTGTTAGTGCTTGCGACCAAAGCTCATCAATTTGAGCTGAAGATAACCCCATTATCGCCGCCATTTTGAGAAGGCTGCTATTATTTCGCTCAAACACCGTAGCATCTTGCCATTCGATTTGAATAATTTGACGCTGCATATCATCTTCGATTTGAGTAATAAGTGTTTCAATATCAGCAAGATTGTAGCCATTAGTTACGAGCGCAAGCCGAAATTGTCTGCGCGTTAATGCTGGCGTCAGTGGCGTTTCGTAAGTGACTGCCCATACATATTCAGAATTGAATTGAGATAGAGCGCTAAGAATCTGCTGCTTATCTGTAATACCGCTCAGTAGCTCAGTAATTCCATCAAAAGCAGGCGTGATTGAGATTTCATTGTCTGCAATCGTGAGTTGATGTACTTCTACACCATCTTTATTTGATACAAGTTTTAGCATCTGTTGGTATCCTCTGCTTTGGGTAATAAGACATAACTTGTTGTGTTGTGGTTAACTTTTCTATAAAAAACTGCTTTAGCTAGAATTGATTTTCTCAAGCCTAGGCTGTTTGCGTGAGAAGCATGTGCAAGCCAAGAGTTAATGGATGCCTGGATGCGCTTTGCCTCAATCCTACCCTCGCTATACTGTTTCTTCATAAAACGGATTTTTCTATGAATCCGCGAAATTGAACTTTTACGCACGCGCCTGTGCGTAGGCCACATTTGATAACCCAAAAAATCCAATGCCCTGCCATTCTTTGCTGACACTGGAAAAATCTGTGTTTTTGCGTTGGTTTTGAGTTTCAATCTCTCAAACAAAAATCGCTCTATATCTATGCGTAAATGACGCAAATGATCTTTGTCATGGTGAAAAATGCAAAAGTCATCCATGTAGCGTATGTAATATTTTTCACATAACCGATGTTTCGCGTATTCGTCTAATTCGTGCATATAAATGTTGGCAAAAAGCTGCGACGTTAAATTGCCTATTGGCAGACCTACACCACCGCCCGATGAATCAATAATTTCATCTAACAATGCCAGTGTTGCTTTGCATGCAATCTTTTTTCTAACAAGCTGCTTCATGACATCGTGATTGATGCTGTAAAAGAATTTTGAAATATCTGCTTTAAACGCATAAAGCTTGCCTGTATTTCTTAAGACTTTTCGCATCATGCTTTGTGCACGATTTGCACCAACGTGCGTACCTTTTCCGACTCTGCAGGCGTAGCTGTCGTAAATAAATCGCTTTTCCCATATTGGTTCTATGACCAACAATATTGCATGCTGTAAAACACGGTCGCGAAATGGCAATGCGGCCACATCGCGCTCTTTTGGCTCAAATACTTTAAATACGCGATACTCGCCAGTTTTATATGTACCCCAGATTAATTCGTTTTGTAATTGAATTAAGTTTTCTTCTAAATTCAATTCAAACTTTAGAACTTCACGCCTGTCACGCTTACCGCGCCTTGCTTTCAAATATGCGTTGTATAAATTTTCAAAGTCATAAATCTGACTAAATAAATTGTTGTACGTGACTGTCATGTATATCTCAAAAAGAAAAGCGGCATAAGTTTTCGCAAAATGCTACTCAGCTATGCCGCCAATTAAGTTTTTTAGACTCTCGTCTAAGGAGTGTGCATCCTTTTAAAGTGTTCTGCCCTAACCCCCATTAGGGATTAAGCTTCTGACACGCTCTAAGAGCTGGACGCGCCCCGATGTTCGTGTTCGCGTTAGAACGGGCGTTACCCAAGTACAAGGCAAACACGCCAGCACTGGCAGCGTTGTTCCAATTGCCGCCACGGATCGGCACGTCGTTGTAACGCACACCCCCTATTTACCATTACCGGTAAATGCTTTAATCCAGCCGCCGACCATGCGGCCAATTTCATTGTTTAGCTTTGACCAGTGCTCGTATTTCTTAAAGTCGATATAACCCAATTCTTTGGAAATACGGATTTGAGCGCGTAGCAAGTCAAGTTCTGCATCTAATTCCTGTAGCGTGGTCTTTTTGTGATAGCGTTTATTACACACAACAATCAGTCTTAAAATTCCCCACATGACTTGCCTGATTTCTGCAGCAAGCACATGCTTTTCAAATTTCGGAAATTGACGCAATGCGACATAACCGTATGCAATCATTTCTTCACACTTTTGTCTGATTAATAAATCACTAGACACAAAACTACCTACAAATCAAAAATAAGAACGTGCGCTATCGCGCACGCAAACAGATGACACAAAACGGATTACAGATTCACGAAAGCTGGACGCGCCCCGATGCCCGTGCTCGCGTAAGAACGGGCGGCACCCAAGGACAAGGCAAACACGCCAGCACCGGCAGCGCTGCCCCAAACGCCGCCACGGACCGGCACGCGTTCACCTGCATCAATTGTTTTCCAAATACCGTCGCTATTGAACTTGGCTGTATCTTCAACTACTGGATATAAGCACAGTGCCTTTAAGCGAGCCAATGCAGCCGCGCTCACTGGCTTAGTTGTAGACAAGTTGCGGATCGCACCAAAGTTGGTGCCGTTAATTGTGTAGTCTGCTGTGCCGCTATTCGCAAATTTCACTGTACGGGCCGTTGTACCGTTGCCATCTGGTGTAACTAGATTACCTGTTACAGCATCTATTGCTTCCCATTGCGATGACGTTGCTGACATATCAATTGTATGTAGTGCTGCGTTATTGTCTGCAATGACCTGGATTTCACCATTCATTAATCGCATGCCTGCACTCCATTCCCAGACGTTACCAGACAAGTCTGCAATGCCGCTTGGCTTGCGGTTATGCCGCCACTCTACGGGACCTGAACCTGTAAGCGTTCGTGCTGTGCCTGCTGTATCGCCTGGGTTAAGTCCGTCTTGTCTGCGTCCAATCAATAACGGATTTTCAGAACTGCGTCCGTAATACGTGTTGCCAAACGGTTGCGTATCGTTTTTATAGCACTGCAACGCTACAGCCGACCATTCCGCATTTGTCATCAAGTGATGACCTGCACCGCAGGCGCGGGCGTATGTTGAGAAATTGTCAAAGTTAATTGCCGCAGATGGGTCCACATTTGGCAGACTCAGCAACTCACCATCAACAATCCGGCCTTGGTACGTTCCAATGAAAATTTCTGCCTTCTCTTTACCATTCACGACAAATGCCGGATGCGTACCACTCAATGATGGATCAATAGTGGACATATCAAACTTTTTAATAATATTCATGTAGGTCGGCTGACCTTTGGCCGTATAAAGTACGGTCTGTTCGCCACCAGATGCCAGCTCTACAGACTGACGCAATGAGTCTTTGATTAAAATTGTGAGTTCACTTTTATTTGATTCAATTCCAAGCGCTGTTCGTGTTTTAGGTACGGTTAGTGTGCCATCGGGGGCACCGAGATGCGCATACAGCTCGTCGTCATTCGCCTGAAGTTTCGCCGAACCTGATCGGAACGTGTCACCACCAGCACCAGTTGGTGCTGTGCCTTGATTAATTGTTTGCTTAGCCATAATTTACGCCCACAAAAAAGCCCTCGATTGAGGGCATAAAGTTGATTGAATTTAAGGTTTAAAATCTTGTGTGAAAGTCGTTGAGATTGACCAGACATCACCACCCAAACTGACTGGCATATAATCCCCTGCTACGACACGAACCTCGCCATCCAAAGGCGAATCCCAAAGGAAGGAATCAGCGCCTTTATGTGCATCAAAAAAGGCCTTGATCTCTTGTATCAAAGCCTTCTTGCCAGTCTTTTTATAAGACCATGTGGATGACCGATTGTTAATCCCCACACTCGTTCGCTGTGTGTATCCATCGCCAAAACTGGACTGAAGGACTTTAAAGCTTGAGGTTTGGGAGTTCCCATCTAGGTCATTGCACCATGTAAATTTTTGATTGCTCATTTCCCACCACTCAGGACATTAAGACGGCAATCCAATGCTGAAACCATAGTTGAAAGCGCCTTAATCTGATTTTCCATTTCAGTGATGTATGGGGGTTTGATATAACCACCTTCTGAAAACTTGTTGCCAGCAAGTAATCCGCCTCGTTGCTGATCTTTCTTGATTGCAGACTTAATTGAATCACTGATCATTTGACCGAGGTCTTTAGCTGGTTCGGCCTGATGCTTAACGATACCCACTCGAACACGGTGCTGATGCTGCTTTACTTCACCATCAATTCGATCTTTGATTTCTTTTAGTTTCTGCTCGGATTGCAGGAGCTGATATTCTTCGTTATTGAGTACAACAATCACACCATCAATTTCTAGAATCCAGTCGCCCAGCCGAACTAATTTTTCCTGTCCGTTTGGAGCTTTAAATATAGTGGTTCGATCGCCAAGTCGCGAACCTTTAAACTCGAATACCCCACCAAATTCTTTTGTTATTGCCTCTAGGTTATTACCCCATAACTGGCAATCCGTTTTTTTAAATTGAATGGCTTTCATGTTTTGCATCTCCTAAAAACAAATAACCCCGCTAGTGCGAGGTCATTTGCTTCAAATTTTAATTAAGATTGATGTTTGTAAAAAACTTCATAAAGAATTTTAGTTAATGATCGAACATATGGCTTTTGCTCACCTGTGAACACAAACTCATTTGCGCCCACTCTAAAGCACACACCTTGTTCCTGTCCGCCAGAAACACCATGATCACCATACTTATTTACATCTAGAATAGATCCAAATTTTAATAGATAATCAGCTAAGTGCTTATTCTCATCGCCTATTGTTAGCGCATAAGCCATTAATTCAGCGTTTTCCCATGCCACTGGGTTTACATCAGTTCCCATAATTACTCCTTTTAGTTAATGGGAACTAACTTTTACCCTATTTCAAAGACTTAAATCAACGAGCCAACAACCCGCCTTGCTCTTTAACCTCTCGCTAATTTATAAAGCACACCGCCCTGACGGCTCTCGCGTCTAGCCCAAGCATCCATCATGTTATTAAGGCTTTGTGCGATTTCTTTCTGACCTTGAGTGTCCACTTTAGCACCACCATCAGCAAAAGTAATGGATTGTGAGATTTTTACATCCCCGCCACCCGATCCACCACCATTACCCCCACCCGAATTAATCGCATTCACAGCACCCATACCAACACGGTGAGTATCTGCAACCAGTCCGCCAGCCGAGTAGCCTCGACGAATCGACTTCCGCAAATCCTCAAAGCCTTGTGGGCCACCTAGAGCTTTAACTTCCTCTTGGGTTAAAACGCCTTCGCCCTTATGTACGACACCTGCTGGCTCGTATTTACCACCGTGACCTGTGTAGCCACCGTTAGCGAAGCCTGCAATGGTTTGGGCTGCAATCATACCTACAGAAGCATAGCCGGTAGCACGTACCACCCCAGCTAGAATTGAGCCATAAGCACCGCCTTGAGCAAGGGCTTTTGTTGCACCCTCTTCGGTATTTACAATCGCCTGCGCAATAGACGCAGCCTTACCAGCCAGAAACATTGTCTTATATAGAGCATTGGACTCACCAACCGAGTCTCTCAACATGCTGGTCATTTGATCAAATGTCTGGGCGGTCAGCCCTGCGATTTGGGAATAAACTTGCAACTGATTTTCAAAGTCAGCCTGTCTAGCATCTACCAACTTAATGTCATGCTCTGCATGTAGTTGCTCTTTAGCTGCTAGATAATCTCGCTCGATTCGCAACAACTCATCAGCATTCTCTTTGGCTGCAACTTGAGCTGCTAGGTAGCGGTTTTGCATAGCTAACAACTCTCTGCCAGTTTCCTCTTGCAACAACTGGGTGTTTGATTTCCCTTTGTCGGATTCAACCAATGGAGTGCCTACAGGTGCCAAACTGCCACGTATAAATGCGGTAGTTTTTGCCTGCATTGCAATCCTGCGCTCCTCAATATCGACAATTTTCGACAGCTCGAGCATTTCAAGACGATAGCGCTCTCTTACAAGCTCAGCCTCTGTCATTAAGGCTTCTCTGTATTGAAATATGCGAGTTTCGTAAGCCAACATCAACAACGCCTGCTCTTGCTTCAACTGCTCATCAAGCAAAGCAACAGCTTTATCACGCTGCTCTTTGGTTAGCTCTAAATCACGCGCTGCATAGAATTTCTGCTCATTAAAACTATCCTCCAATAGTTGAGATTCAGTTTTTTTGAAGGCAGCATAATCATCAAGCTTGGTTTTAAGCGCCTGTTGTGCGATTGCAATATCATTGTCAGCTCGGGCTTGGTATTCAGCCTTGAGTTCTTTGGCGCGTTCAGGTGAATAGCCCGCTTTATCAATCTCCTCCAAATCTTCTGCAAGTCTTGAGCGAATCTGCTTCACTTCACTAGCAATATTAAACTCTAGATTTTTGCGAAGCTCTGCTTGCTGCTCAGCCATTTTTGCCGCTTCTTCAAGCAGCTTTTCCCATTCTTTAGAGCCAACATCCCCTGCAGTAAAGCCATTTACTCCAGCTGTATAGCCTTTGAATTTCTGCCAGTAATCATTATTGTACTTGCCAATATTCTTACCTTTCTGGACATTCCCTTCGCCAGCATGATAAGCACGTACAGCCTTCTCTAAATCTCCTTTAAAGAGTTTTAAGAGGTATGACATGTACTTTGCAGCACCTTCGGCAGATTGAGATAAATCTGTGCGGTCTTTAACGCCATATTGCTTAGCTGTGCCTTCCAGAAACTGAAAGCCACCTGTTGCACCAGATTGCTTATTCACCTGATTGGATTTACCAGTATTACCAGTTTCAATCGCGTGAATAGCCGATAAGGTGCCACTTGGTAGTCCGTACTTGGATTCAAGACCAGCAAAGTTATACTTGGCCGCATTGGCTTGAACTTTTGAGCTTGCAGTTAAAACCTTCTGCTGTTTTTCAAGCTCCTTAGTTCGCTCGCGTTCTGCAGCATTACGGGAATCAATAGCCTTCTTGTTTTGCTCCTCTATGCCTGCGACTTTTAGCGCTGCCTGATACATCTCATTGGTGAGCTGAATACCTTCTTTACGCGCAAAGTTGGCAGTATCAATCATCACTCGCACTTGACCTTCAGAATAACCCTTAGCCAGTAAGGCCTTGGTTAAGTAAGCTTCATACTCACGGTCAAATAAGGACTTTTTTACTGCCTCTAAGCCTTCAGCAGCCTTTTGAGCAGCAGTCTTGTTCTTATCGAGCGCCTCGCTATGCTTATCAATTTGATTAACAGCATTTTGAAATGAATTTCCTGATAGCTTAACCTCAACATCAAGTGCTTTTAATGCTTTTTGAGAGTTGCCAGCCTTTATGGAATTTGCATCATATTCCTTGGCTTGTTTCTTGAGCATCTCATATAGATCTGGACGAATATCCATCTCATTAAGCATGCGAATAGCATCGTTATAACTAATCAGTCCATTCCGAGCATCTTCAGCAACCTTTCGAGCTTTTTCATTTTCAACAGCTGAAGCGCGGATAGAAAATAGAACAGCGTCTACAGCTTCTTTAGATTTCGCCAAAGTTTCATTTTGCGCGCTAAAAGCTGCTGTTAAATCTGAAACGGCATTCTTCTTGTCATTGCCAGTAAGTTTTTGAAGCTCGGCACTGGTTTTTTCTGCAACTTTGCCTTGTTCCTCAAGCTTTGAATTGGCTTCGGCTGTGCGGTGGCTCATGTAAGCATAGCCTGCTGCCAATGCCATCACACCAGTTGTAATTGCACCTATTGGACCACCTAAAATGCCAAGCAACATAGCACCACGGGAACGAACTTTGTTATTTAGCTCCTGAGCAGCCGTATCAATATTGGTTGCTGCTGTATGTGCTGCTGTGGCTTGTGTAGCTTTTATCTCAAGCGGAATAACTGTTGATTGAACATAAGCTAGACGTTGCATACCAGTCATGCGCGCAGCTGTTGCTCTGGCGTCCGCCAATTGCATTTGAGTGTATTGAGCGATAGAGGCCGTTCTTCTAACTTCTGCTGCTGTAAGTTGGGTTTGTGATACCAATTCAGCCTGATCCGCTATTTTTCTTTGGGCGCTTAGGGCTAATCCTGCTTTTACCGCTGCCCCCTTGGTTAATAAGGCTGATGTTACATAGCCAATTCCAAGAACAGCACCAGTATTCGCTACAGCCTCGAGGTTATCAGCCAAGCTACTTAGACCGCCTGCCAGCATTCCTGTGGCACTAGTTGCCTCGTTAGCCTTACCTAGATAAACAGTCACTTCATTGGATAACTTGGTAAAACCATCTGCCAAGCTGTTTTCCATATTATTGGCAAGCTTTTCATTTTCATCACGAGTGGCAATCAGTGTCTTAATCAAGTCGCTTAAAGATGCTTTACCTTCAGCACCTAATTTTCGAATTTCAGCTTCTGATTTGCCAGTAGTTTTTGCCATGTCAGCAATAACATTATCCGCACCTGTCACAATCGAAATCCATGCATCTGCGTCGATCTTGCCTTTTGCCATTGATTTAGACAGGGAGTCCATTGCTGATTGTGCTTGGTCTGTTCGTGTAGCATTATGAGTAAAACTAAAAGAGAGCGAATCAACCAAATCAAGCGTCTGCGTAGTTTGATAACCGAGTGACTTCATGCCGCCAGCCATACTCAAGTAGACTTCCTGAGCTTCACCCAATTGACGGTAGGTAGTATTTGCTGTAGCAAGTACACGATCCTGCACCATTGCATATTCTTCTGCACTAGAAGTTGCATTACGAATACGTGCAGCCATTTGCGTATAACCATCAGCCATAGCAATGGCCTTGTTGATAGTTAGAATCCCACCCATATAACCCACAAGGCTTTTAATCGAAGCACTCATTGCAGTCATTTGGGTTTCAGCTTGATCACCTTTTTTGGTTAGGTTTTCCAGTCCGGCAGCCACCTCATTTGTAGTCTTTAGAGCATTTCTCGAGTCAATTACGATTACCAATTTGCTTTCTTGAACAGCCATTTCACTTTCCTTTAGGCAATAAAAAAGCCCGCAGGATGCGAGCTATGGTTTGGGCATTAAAAAACCCGCCGGAGCGGGTTTTAATTGGGGGTGGATCAATCAATACTCTTCATCCTGGACTGCACTCAGGGCGTACTCCGCTGCCTCTACGGCCGCCGCAGCGGCTGCATCCGCTTCTGCTAAAGCAGATATCTCAGATGCATTCATTTCATCCCATGATTTCTTTAACTGTTTTGCTTTCAATTCCTGATCCCTTGCTTTTTTTTGCTTAATTAAATCAATATAGACCTGTTCATCCTGTTTACTAAAACTACCATCTGCACTACTTATGATTGTCTTGATATTTTTATCAAGCGATATATTTGAGCCTGTAAGTTTGGCTATTGGGATGTGAATTCCCTCCATATCAATATTATCCCCATCGCTCTTTAGTGCGATTAGATAAATATTAAGTGGCTCGGGCGAAACCTCTTCACTATTTAGCTCATATAGATATTTGCACTGATAAGTTCCACTCAAATAAACACCATATGAATTCTGAGCCTCATAACCAATAACCATTAACAGCTCTCTATATCTAGCTTTATTGTCTCGAGCTATTTCAGTAATTTTATTATTTTCAATAATTATATCCCCAAACACATCACTGATATCACTCAGGTCTGGCCGCTGAACTATAGCGCTCACACCACTAATACGAAGGCTCGATGGACTTTTAAGCCCTCCAGAAAGATAGGTCTTACATGTATCAAGCGCAGTATTGATAACATTTTTCTGTAAACCTGTTTTACTCTCTGTGCACCCACTCAAAACCAACCCAAGTGCAGCCATCCCTGCAATTAATATCTTTTTCATATGATTACCCATTTATTGTTAACCACAAGATACTAATTTTACCCACAAAAAACCACCCAAATTTCAAGTGATACTTTTAGCTTTCTCAACAATCCAACTAGCCAGATTCATATCAGGATCACTATGCATTAGTAACTCAAAAGCATTCTCAAGCGAATAAGGTGTTTCACCTTCCACTTCACCAGCAGGTGTTATAAATGCAAGATTCTCCCAATCCTGAATCACATGCTTTGCAATAACCTTCATATATTCCTGAGCAAATTTAAACTCACTCATTTTAAAGATGGTTTTCTTTACAACTAAGTCTCTAAATGCGGCGGCACATGCAGGACTGTTATATGGCTTGATTCTAAAACAGCCGAATTCTTGTCCATTTTCCAGTTTATATACAAACCATTTCGATTTATCGGTCATGTTTGGTTCCTGTGGATATAAGAAAACCGCCACTTGGGCGGTTTCTGGTTTTACTTAATCATCAAGACTATTGCCACTATGATCAAGATAGCTGCTAGTAGATAACAATTGGTTCGCCACATTAGAATGGTTTTAGTACCTCGCTTTATTAAAGCATCGTACTCTCGCATTTTATCCATTGCGCGAGCCATCGCTGCATCACCTCTTTGCAGAAGAGTGATCATTTCTAATTTTTCCTGCTCCAAGATTCGTCTTTCCTTGGCATGCAGAAGAATCATTTCACGATCTGCTAGAATTCGATATTTAATATCCTCCAGCAACTCATCACGGCTCATGCTTAGAACATCTTCGCTTAACTCAAAATCTAGATCATTCATCCTTTTTATCCTCGAAAGGTAATAAGGGTTGAATCTTTTGCTTTAGCTCCTCAGCCTTTTGAACAGCTTGGGGTTTATATTGCTTTCCGACCAGACACAAGGTTCTTCCTGCATTTGATGCTATGTCAGTAAATCTCTCTACCTCAAGCATCGCTTTATTAAATTGGTTCATTAAACCAAATGCAGCCTGTCTCAATGATTTTTCGCAATTAATAAAGTAACGTCTAGCGGTTCGACCTTGATCATTGTTTTCGACCATTGATAGCTCTTTGGCCATATCCAAGGTTAGGACATATTTTTTTACCTTAGCCTTACCCTTTCGGCCTACTTTTGTTTGGGTTTGGGAAAATTCCCAATAGCAAGAAAAGTCTTCATTCTCTGTGAATCCATATTTGCGGATACGTCCTGAAATCCACTTGGAAAACATCTCGCCACACTTGAGCCACTTGTGTAATTCGCGTGCATCTACACATGGTTGCAACTCACCATCAATTTCATGTTCGATAACTGGAATCAAAGAATTCTGATTAACAATTGCATTCATGCTACTGACTCCTGTGCTAATAACTTTGCCGCCTTTGGTGAATGTTGCTCAAAGTAAGCAACCTCTTCACAACACTCATCGACCCATTTATTTAAATGATCCCAAGTGATTGAAGCCAAGGTGTAAGCAGTGGTGTGCTTTTCAGACTTCTCCATGATTAGTGTGACAAGCGTTTGTAGGTCGCTAAAGCCATTTTCAGCATTGTTAATAAAATCAACAAAGCGCTCTAGTTGGTGCTGACTGATCTGAACTTGATTCGCTTCAGTGATATGAGTTATATTTGACATAGTTACATTTCCTATTGTGACCACACTAAAGCCCCGATCCGCCAAGATTTGATGGGCTTTTTTGTTGTCTATTGATTTCATGCTTTCGCACTCTCTATTTCATTTTTCATTTGTTTAACCGCATGGTTAATCAAATAGTTCACTGGTCTTTCATACTCCTGACCTAGTTCTTTAAGCCAATCCATCAATTCAGGTTCAATTCGAAGATTGTATTGAATCTTGGTTCGCTCGCCTTTTGGTTTTGTTGGTAATTCCATCTCAAGCTCCTATGATGGATGATCTTAACAATGATAGCCACTGGCTATGTTTGGATAGTAATACCCATTGGCTAGTATTGTCAATATGCACTGGCTACTATTATTATGTTTTTTTATTTGCGGTATATGGTCATAATGAGTAGCAAGCACTTAAATGCACAATACAATTTGCGCTGGCCCAATGAATTAAAAGAAAAAATTGCCCAATCAGCCAAGGAGCACAACCGCTCCATGAACGCAGATATTGTTGCCCGCCTAGAAGAATCTTTTGAAAGAAAGAATTACGATCGGGATCTTTTTGAAAAAAACATGCATATGTTTCTTGCAGTTTACTGTGCTGGCTTGGAAAGCAATTACGATGAGGCGATAGCTCAGCTCGAAGAAGCTATTACAAAAACAGATGACCCTGAGACTATTCAGTATTTAAATCATAGACTCAATATAAATAAGATAATGAAAACAGAAATGAATAGATTAAAGAAAAGCAATTCAGATACACACAAGTCCTTGCAATCTCAAGATACCTCTGACATCAAAAAAGCACCCTAAGGTGCTTTTCTTTTACCGTTGACAAAGGCTAAATTCTATAAAGTCCAACTACCACCTTGTCCCATCTCATAAACGATGAGAATTAAGGCTAGTACTATTAGTATGACAACAACGATTTCTGTTTTTGTTAGCATCTTCAGTGCTCCACTTTTCATCACCCATATGATAAGCAAAGCAAACAATTAATAACATAAAGATTACAAAAAAATTATTGGATGTTACAGAGTGGAAGTTGGTAAAGAAAAACCTCCCGGAGGAGGCTTGGCTTTTCTAAATAAAATCTCACCAGCGCTTACTGAAGATGCTTATAAGACTTTTTTAGATCTCAAATCCTGCATTAGATCACCAATATTAGAAGATATCGCAGAACGAACAGCCTCTGAGTCAGTATTTCCCATCGCTTTCGGTGAAGCTTTGTGTGTTTTGATTGTATTTTTATAAATCTGCTCACCGTTTTTCGTGACGATATAATCAACATCTAGATAAAAATCAACCTCTATAAAGCCAATCCAGTCGTATTCGAATCGCTGAATGTCACCTGATATCTGAATATCTGCATTCCGATCAGGATTAAAACCCGCTGCGATTAACTCCTTTGTTAGTGAGGACTTTAGCAGCACATCTGCTTTATCAGACATGTACATAGTTCCAATCGCTGCTGATGGCTTCTGAAATTCATTTGATTTAACTAGCCCTTTTTCGGCTGGAAGGTATTTAAACACTCCCACCCCTACATCTCCTTGGCCTTTGATTGTTGGTGATGCAACATAATTAATAGGCATTGTTGTTGAGCATCCACTTAATATCACCCCTAACCCCAACATCCCTGCAATTAATAATTTTTTCACGTGATTTCCCTCTTATAAGAAATCATAAGATACTAATTATTGGTGAAAAAAGAAACCAACTCACGCTGATTTCTTACTCACCTTTTTATACGCCTCATCAATAAACCGGTTATCCAGATCAAAGATGACTGCATTAAAAATATAACGCTCTACTGGCAACTCATACTGATCACAATAGGCATTCAGATCAGCAATGCTCAAGGCTAATGGTGTGCCTTGCTCGTATCGACGTGAGCGTGAAATGACGTTGTAGGCTTCAATTAGTGCGTTTGCTGTATAGCTATATTCAGGCTTTTTAACTTCTTCTGGTGGCTTTCTGCCTGTCGCCTCAGCTATTGCTCGCTGCTTTTGGTTGTACTCGCCCGCTTCTTCTTCGCTGGCGAACTGGAGGTAGTTGTAGAGTTCTCGGACTTTCCCAAGACTTCATCTCGATAGCTATTTGCTTCGGCCTGGATCTGGTCAGACTGTGCTTTCACAAATGCCCAAATCGCCACACCAATGTCACCCATATTGAAAAGCTTGGTTGCATTCTCAGGTGAACATTCCGGTTCAATTTCCTTGCCACCTTCAACAAAGACCACACCCTTCCAATCTGCCACTAAATGACATGCAGCAGCTTCAAGTAATAGTTCATGGTAAAGCTTGTCATCACTACAAGCGGTGGCCACATCAAAGCCCTTTGATGATAATTGGTTCTGTGCACGCTCAACCGCTACTCGATAGGCCTTGTAATCAGAGCCGCGAATCTTAAACTCTGCCAGAACATTACCTTCACTGTCTTTGTATTCTTTCCAAAGTGCGACATCTTTACTTTTTTGAATTGCTACTTTTAAAGCCATGTTTGATCTTCCAAGAGAAAACCGCCCGAAGGCGGCTATTGATTAAGCTTTAGGTGTGCGCGTAAGTGTTGGCGCCTGATCTACAACCGTGTATTCAAATGTTGTATTCAAGATGTCATCTTTGCCACCAGTTGCAAGAGGTGCTGAAATTTCAACTTTAGGAATATTTAAAACGTATTTATTCCCAGCGGTGTCTGTGATTGGAATAGAAAGCGAGATATTGCCATTGGTAAATTGCTTTTCATAAAACTCAGCTGCTTTTGCAGACCATGCCATAGTAAAGCTACCTGTACCTTTGGCTGACATTTCAAGAATTGCACCAATCTCAAGGCCAGCACCTAAACATTTCTGCACCTGCATCGAGTTATCCCAATTAAATGAGAATGCTGTAATACAGGCTGTACCTTTGACTGATACCCCATCAACAAGCACATCACCTACCGAGATATTCGACATACGTGGATTTGATGATGCTGGCGTAATCGTTCCAGTGGGTGCCGCTGCTGCTGTGGTTCGTTTTGTCCCCATAAAGCCAAAGGTTAGACCGATCAGTCCTGATTCAGGAATATCAATACCAAATGTATTTACATGCAAGCCTGAGAAAGTGTGATAGTTGGCAATGTCGGTATAGCCAAGCAATATGCTAAATGTTTGACGAGTAATTCCACCAAAAGTTAGAACATTGGTCGCCCAAGCATTAAAAGCTGCTGCTGCCATAAGGTCATCATAAGCACCATACTGAGCTTCTGCGCTCAGCTCACCCGAATATTCAGCCGAAGTAATCATAGATGATTGTTGCAGTCGGGAATCTGTAACTGATGCCGATTCTGTTTTTTCGACACTTTGGTTTAATGAAATATCAGTGAATGCTAAGGTTTGACGTGCAAATGGCGAAGGCACTGTTCCAATGACGGTCTCCTTGGCAATTTGCACTAACTGTTTTGCGCCCGAACTCATGGTTTTCTCCTATTCTAGGCATAAAAAAACCACCTTTCGGTGGCATTGGTTTTTAAATTTCTTTCTAGCAGTGACCGCGCTGTCTTGCTCCGTCGTGCTTTTTATTCCAATTAAATGCATCAACGATTCGACCGGTAGGCTTGCTATCGATCAGATCACCATCTGCAATCATTGCAGCCTCCAACTTCTCAAGCTGATCAAGTGTTTCAATTAAGTTGAACAATGGCCGCTGCGTCACGATGATTTTGTATTTGGGGAATTTGGTTTCTATTTCTTCCTGCTTTTCAGCAAGATTAAGCATATTAGCTTTGGATGCTGCTAAAACAACATAAGCTATACCGTCGATAAGAAAATCAACTTCCAAATCACTATCATTTGCCTGTCTACAAGCAAAAATAAGGTATGCATTGTCTGTAATTGGATTCACGCTAGACCCTCCTCACCAAAATTAAGCAAGAGGGTGTTTTTATTAATCCAGTCTTGACGCTTCTGCTTGTTGGTTTTCTTTTCGGCTTTACGCAGGTGTAATCCATGACTGTGTAGCGTGGCTTTTGCTTGTGAGATTTTTTCATCCATATCGATTTTATTTAACTCATCAAAAGCTTTGTGTCTGGCATTCAATTTGCCTGTCCAGTGATTCCATAGCACATCATCACATTCTTCTTGGTATTTGAGACAGCCTCTTTGCATTCAGGCTTTACTTTGTTTGCACTGATTGAATTAAACCACCCAAATAGTTTTCGCAGTGGAATACAAAGCATCTCCTGAACACCACCACTTGAAGGGATGGTCATTTTGACCATACCCCATCTCGGATTTGAAGCAAGCTTTCTGTGCTGGCTCTTCCAATCCAAACCCATGCCTTCGACAACCAATTTCATTGGCACATAAGGCTGGTTGTTGTATTCAACAATTGATAATTGAGTATTGTGAAAAAATACAGTCTGCGGTTGCGCTACCATCTTCATAGCATCCTCCTGTTCATGCTCAAAAAAAAGAAACTGGCAGGCACGTTGAACATGGAAACGTGCTTTTCGAACCGTCGTTCTAGCCAGTGGTTTGCCTGAAAACAGGCATAAAAAAACCGCCCAATAAGGACGGTTTGATTAAGTGGTTATTCTAAAACTAAGGCTGGTAATCTATATCGACTGAAGCTCCAGTAACTTCATATCGCTTAGGGTCACCGTGCGAATGGGTTGCAACCACATCAATGTAGATAGCCTGAACTGGTAAATTATTTTCATGTTGCCACTGTGCTAATTCAGTCTGAACCGCTGCTGCAATTCGGTGTTCTAATTCTTGTTTCTTTGCTTCGATTTCATGAAGCATCTTTTGGTATTCGTTCATAGATTTAATCTCAATACTCTAAGATAGAGCCTTACTGATTCGGTCAAGTATTTTTACAAAAGGCTTGCCAAGCTCACTCTTGAGCTCTTTAAATGCATTCTTTTTCTGCTGACCCTCATGATACCTTAAAGCATTCTTGTCGTCTTCAGAACAAAACCCCTTCGCCTCAATCTGCCTGTTGATTTCCTCTATAGACTCACGATGGTTTAGGCTTTTCATCTCAATTCACCCGATAAGACACATTCACATTATACTGATAAAAGCTCATGGATGAAGGATCGCCAATCGCTGACGAATGACCAGCATCCAAGATATCAGCCTGAAGCATTTCCAGATCACCCATTTTATAGAACTGCATGTGTTCGGCCCACTTATCAGCTAGTTTAGATAATTCTAATGTTCCGCAGTGAAGCGGTGCAAACAACTGGATAAACACAATACCAGGTGTGCGAGTGCAAGGCTGATCACCAATACCAGAAATAAAGGTTCCAGCATTCTTTACTGTGACCTTCGCCCAGATTTGTCCGGCTGGTGGTTCAAATGGCTTGCCACCCACAAGAGGATTATTCGCCAACTGAATATTTGATTTAGGCATGTCGGTGAATGTGCCAACACGCGCAAGGATCGCTTGTAAGGCTTGAGTATTGGTCATCATCTGTATTTCTCACAAACATATCGGAATGAAAGCGCGTAGACACCATTAGGTGCCTGCTGACTGTGACCATTTTCCAAAGCTAGGCCATATGGACTATTAGTCTGGATATACACAAGGTCGCCTATTTTCGCTGTAGATGCTACTTGCAGTCCTTCTCGTAGCGTTTCATTACCCGACAGGTCATAGCCTTTTTCGTAAGTGTTTTGAGGTGAATCAAGCGTTACTTTATGCGATGCCCGAAACTCACCATCCATAACAGGTGAGCGCGTAACAACTTGCTGCAATGTTTCGCCTACGATCTTTTTGAGATGGTCATCTGCGGTCTTAAGCACATCAAGCGCGAAATTAGTTGGTTTGTTTTTCCATCCCATTTAACACCTCGGCAGATTCTCGGTTAATTCGCGCTCATCGTAAGAATTATGAATATAAACACCATTCTCATACCTTACACCGCACTTGCAGTCAGGATTGAAATCATGTGGCTTTAAATCGCTTTGAGGTATCACATGAACTGAGTCATGGATTTCATGTACTTCCCATCCCATTAGTTTCACTCTCCTGAAACATTGAAAATAGATCCTGAGCAATACGCTGTATTGAGTAAGCTTCAAATTCGGTGCTAGGCTTTTTTTCACCCATCAGCTTTTTAATTCGCTGCCAGATATGCACAGCCTCATGTAGCAAAAGGCCATGAATTTCAATCAATGTTCTTTCACTGCAATCGCCCAATTGAACAATGCAGTGTTTGCCACCATCGTAGTAATCAACCTGAGCGCCTGCACCTAAATGCATGAACTCTTGTGTATCGTTCACATCATCAAATAGCAGATCGAATTGATCTTGGTTGCGGACTAGAGTGTATTTTGAATGTTCAAAGGGTGAGATATGCCATTCGGGTACATAGTTGTTGCTGATCATGCGCCCACCTTTCTTAATTGAATGATGTAAGTGGCTGCTACTGGATCAGCCCCAATATTCACCACTTTAAAATCACCTCTACTGGTAACCCAAACATCACCGATCTGTGGAATGCCTGTGACCTCATTCTGCAGCACAATAGCTTTAGAGTCTGTCACCTGGTAATCAATTGGCTTGACCATATCTTTTAAATATGAGCCAAACAGAACGCCCCGCCCTGAATATGATTCATCACCAACAATGGGATAAGTCTGCGTTTCAAAATCAAACTCACCTGAGTAAATCAGTTTTTCACAGGTGAAGGTATCGACAGCATCGGCCAAATCTTCATCGAATGCAGCTGCGAGTTCTTCCTGTAGCTCATCTCTCATGCCCATAGCTAAAACCTTTTAAGAAATTGTACTGAAGATCGCTTGGTATATGGCTTGATCAGATCAAGGATGTATTGTTCATAAGTGTTTAGATCTTCCGAACCTGTCGCAAAGGTCTTAGACACACTGGTTCCAGATTGAGCTGATACTGTTTTGCTCACGACCGTGGCAGCCTTACCTTGATAAAGCTTACCTGCCAAAATCCCCCTAATAATCTCGTAGGAGGCTAACTTAAGCGGCTTTGGCACCTGACTAGGTTCAAGATACTCTTTTACGTTACGCGAGCGTAAATACGCATCTACCTGGGAGAGTAAACGAGCCTTGTCACTAGCGCTTTGACCAGCAAATTCAGGCACGTTTTCCAGCACTTCTGTTTCAGTGACAAAGCTCATTGGTTTACTCCTTTGGTTTATCCGCTTCTTTTGCTTCTTCAGCGGCTTTCGCGGCTTTGGCTTCTTCAGCGGCTTTCGCGGCTTTGGCTTCTGCAGCAGTAGGCTTTTTGGCCTTAGCTTCCAGTTCTTTGACTTTGGCCTTTAATCCATCATTTTCAGATGTCAGCTTTTTAATCGCTTCACGCTCTTTATCAAGCTGCTCAGTAAGATCAGTATTTTCAGCTACTACCTTTTCATATTCTGCTTTTGCTTCATCAAGGCTAGCCTGAAGCTCAGGAGGGATGCCTACATTCAGTGAAACCGCTTGGTTTTTAGGTTGATTGTCGAGAAATGCATAGGCTTGATCGACCAGATCGGCATCTGGAAAATCTTCATCTACTTCAACTGAAGTCACACCACCGATTACACCCAAGAATGAGCTTCGATAACAAACATCAGGATCGGGATGCTTGGGAATGTTTTCTGTATAAACTACTTTCATCTTTATGCTCCAAAACAAAGGCGACCGAAGTCGCCATGTTTATTAAGGTGTTGCTGTGCCAGAGATAACCGCAGCAAATGGAACCTGCTTACGATCAAATACACGCTCCCAGTTTGCAGCATTAGCATACTGCGCAATAGTCGGAGAGGTGTTTGGACTGGTATTACCCTTCCAAGAGAAACCTGCAGGTTGCAGCAGGTAAGTCTTACGTTCCCAGAGGATTTCAGCACCACCACCATTACCACCAGATGGCTTACGCTCAAGCTCAACAGGAACTTTAGGTGTACCCTCACCGTAACCGAATGCACCGGCACCAAAGATCAGAGATAAATACTGGCCATTGCCGTAAGTCAAACCATCATCCATAAAGATTGGTTTACCTAGGTAAGTGGCCAAGATAATGCGACCTTCGGAGTCTCGTAGGTATTCAATTAGATCCTGCTTCACCATCTGGTTCATTACGACTGAGTGAACACCCATCGCTGAGAACTGATCTGCAGTATCACCTGCAGTGAATGCTGCATCCTGGAATGCACCAGCCGAGATAGTGGCACCCGCATCAATGACCATGTCTCCACCGTCATTTGCGATATTGGAAGCAATCACACCTCGGGCAGAGCCAAGTAAGTAACGCTGCCATTGGCGCTCCCAGTATTTACCGAAGCGGTTGCGAATGTGCTGCATTGGCTCTGAATTGGCTAGTTCGGCTGTTAAATCCGCTACGCCATATCCTTTGTTTAGATACAGTGTACGAGCTTGCATTGAACCTTGAGCTGCTTTACCAACTTCACCCAGATCGTCTGGATCATCATTGGACAGGTTAGGCGCTTCATCTGCATCTAGATCTTGCCAGTATGCAATCGTAGAAGAGCCTTGGCCGTTATTGGCAATCGCATCTAATGCTTCGTTTTTAACAACGATGCCAGATTGGTAGACTGCCGTTTTTTCAGGGGAATTAACTGGATCAAGAGTCTGGTAATAATCCCCAACAAAAACATCTGATAATTGAGTTGTAGCCATATTTAAGTACCTTTAGTTTTGACTAATTGCTGAAATGCATTTGGATTTTCACGAGCTAAAGTGGCTCGCTCTGCTTCTGTATAGTCAGACCATTTTTTGTTTGGAGTGCCCGAACCAGGTGCACCAGAACCATTCGCTTTAGGCCAGAAATAAGCTTTCTTCTCACGTAAGCCTTCAACCCACTCTTTTGGAGATAATGGATTGGTGCCGTCTTTCCCAATAATCACTTCCCCATTTTCATCGATGGCCACAGCCTTGCCGTTTTCATCTAGAGAGAATTGGGATTGAGCCAAGAAGGCAATATCTGCTGTAGCCTCACTTAAGGCCCCTAGCTCTACTGCTGCTTGTACAATTTGACCCTGGACCACGGACTGCTTGAACTTATTTGCATAAGCTTCGGCTTTGTCTGCACGCTGCTTTTCAGTTGAAATTAAGCGTTCATGTTCCTGCCGCATCTTTTCGGTACGTTTCTGGATGACTTCATCAATCTTGCCCTCGGCAATAAGTTTTGACTCTTCATCCTGACCAGCTTTATTCAGCAACTCTTTAACGGCTGTAAGATCTACACCTTCTAGCTGAGACTTAATCCCACCTAGTTCAGTCTTAAGATCTTTATTGGCTTGAATCAGCTCGGTGTTTTTGGTTTTCAAACCCTGCACCTGCTCATCGACAGCTTTTTGAATGGCTGCTTTAACTTCTGGATTTTCTAAATCAATTTGGTCTGACATTGTTTATTCCTTGAATAACCGCCTAGCGGATTTGAGATACCTGAGCTTTGCGCAGGCATAAAAAAAGACCCGTTTGGGTCTAGGTTTGAGTTTGGTTTATTTAATTACTTCTACGGTGGCACCACTTTGATTCATGATGTACATCTGATCGCCCTTATAAATAAAGACATCGACATAACCAAACCCACCGATATTATCCTTAGGTATCTCTGGTGAAAGGTGGGTGTGTTCTGAGATTCTGAGAATCGCCAAGCAGGGCTTCTTGTACTCACTTTTGGTGGCGCTATCACGACTGATCACATTAATATCTTCAACCACCTCACCTTCATCATCTAGATAAATGCTCGAGATTAGGTGTGGGGTTGAAACATTATGGCTTCCTGCTAGTTGGTGCGCTTCACTCCATTCTGCCGCCCCATCTTTATATATTTCCACAACATCAAGATTTACAATATCCGTTCGGCTGTCTTGCATTAATTTAACTGTAAACATTTCTGTTTCTCCTGCTTCTGCTTTCAGTAAAAAAGAGCGCCTTAGCGCCCCTTCGGTTATTTGGGCTTTGTCCAAGCCTTTAAAATTAAGTCGTAAATGATTTGCTGTTCAGGTGTGGTCATGATTGCTCCCGAAACATGAACTCAACCTTGCCTTTAATAATCTCAGTCAAGGTTTGATCTCTTTTCTTATTTAAAGCAAAACTACCATCTGCATTTTGTTTGTGCTTTTCGATATAGCCTTGCTCTTGGTCAGCCACAATCACATGATTATGCTGAATACCATCTACCAGAACACGCACACCTTGGAACTTGCGCTGAAGCTCAGGATCAGATGTTAGGTCGTCAACAGTTACTCTCATAACCCCACATTCCTAAATGTCTGCTCGTCCATTTCTCTTAATTCGGTAATAGTGAACTTTCTACCTGGTAATTCCGTGGACTTCCTAAACCCTAGAATTTCAGCTTCCCGTTCGGTCATATTTGAATATATGCATTGAGAGGACAGAAGCATCTGTTGGATTAGTCCCTCTTTTGTTGACTCTACATAACCACCCTCAGAGAACTTCACACCTAGCCCCTTCCAAGTTATCTCTTTAAAATCGGAGCGTATAGCAACTCATGAAACTTGAGCGCCTCGCCCTCGCATGAGCACACAACACCATAATGATCTTTAAATTTCTTGTAGAAATTAATCTCCAGCATTCGAACAATGGAAGGTGACACCTTGTAGGATCTCGCGACATCTGCTTTTGTCTCACCGTTAATCAATTTCAAGATAATCTCAGAATTTCTTTGGTTTTTAGCTGTCGGATATAGATAAAGTGCATTTGTATCCCGCGGCTTTTCATTTCTTAAAGCCCTCAACCTTTCAATCAGTTCTGATATTTCACTGTATTTTAGAGTTTGAGCCACCTCTAAAATTTTACCTATATCACTCACAACCCCAACTCCTTAAACGTCTTTGCATCCAACGCCTTCAATTCATCCAGCGTATACATAGCACCTTGCGGATCAACAAACTTATCGATGCTGTAATTGCCTTCTTTGTAGAGCTTGTAACGCGATGGACCGAGCCACTCTTTCTGGAAAAACTCATCAGTCTGATCAAAGAACTTCTTGAATGATGTATTCGCATCGAGCTGACCAATCAAGTCTTTACGCTCATCCTTTGGAATATCACGTACCTTGCGCTCATCCATCACAAAAGGACGTTTGCCAGATAGCTTTCCGTCTGCATCAACTCCCACGAGAATACTGCGGCAGTTATAGTGCAAAGGCGGCCTTGGGTGTGGCTTATCAATCTCATACACCGACTGATCCAATACAGAACATTGCTTGGATGTTCTCCCATCCAAAGTACTGACGAATTTTACATGAGTAAAACCTAAAGCTTTCCAAGTATCATCATAAGCAACATTCGCCACATGGCTTCGTGCAGTTCTGACAGTTCGTTCAATCTCAACCTTGGTCGTATCCCAGATACCGCCAACATAAGCGTACTGATTGCCTACCTTGGTTCGCTTGCCACGAATACGGGTAATGATTTCCTGATTCGTCTGCCCCTGATTGATACCGTCACGAATGGCATACTCAACCTGCTTACGAGCCTTATCCAGTACAAAGCCAAACATTTCATTAATGAGCTGACCGCCTGCCAATGGAGTAGACTTCGCTTTTTTATAAAGCTGTTCACCACTGACCGAAGCTGCCGCGCCTGTCATCAACTGACTGACATAAGATGCTTCATACACCGCCATGCTGACCGCTGACTGGTGAAAGGTTTCTGGCACCTCAACTGATATCTCTTTAAACCGGTCATTCAGCAGGATTCGGATTTCTTTCAATTGATCAGTTGTATATTGGCCACTCGCCAATGCGGTTTTTTCAGCGTCAGACAGGTTTTCAAGCAATTCCCTTAGCTCTGACACCATCTTATTGGACAGGCCGTAGAATCGGCTTAAAACCTCATTTACAGCTTGGGTTGATGCTCGATAGCTATAGGCTGAATGCTGACTTAAGGCGTTAAGTATCGCTCGTTGCGCTATTTGGTCGTTCATAGTTTATACCTGGTAAAGCACCAGCATTCTCTTGCTCGACTCGTTCCATCTCATCCTTATACTCATGCTCTGGTAAATTACCCGTCGCAATGTATTCCCAATAAGTCTGGAATGAGTTTTTCCCGGCAATTGCACCTTCATACAGCTGTTTGGCTAACTCGATGTCATATGCTGTAGAGCTAAATTCTGGCTTTACACTGAATGTGTATTTTGATGGGTCCAACTTTAACCACTGAGCTGCATACTTGATTGCCTGCTCAATTGCTTCGGCAGCACACATCACAATGCTATGCAAGCTTGCGTGCTGGTCATCTTGCCTAGCCCTTCGCGCTTCACCAGACTCTTGGGCATTGGTATCAATAACTTTAGCACCTGCTTCTAATGCTGCATTTTTCTGTGCATCCATTTCAGCTTTGGTTTTGTCGATACCAACACCTTGAATTTCTAGGTATCCGCATTTCGCTTCTTTAGGCAGGAGCCATGCCGCCATTACACCTGTCACAGAAACATCATCGTCATCATCCAAGCCACTAATCCATGGTTGTGGGTGAGCCGTGTGATGCAAAGACTGAAAGTAATCAGCTGATAACTGGTAATACTTCAATGCGGCCTTAGCCATAGTCAGTAGCGGTACAGTCCCCACACTTGGCGCATTGTCTGTCGTGCCACAAAATACGAATGGGGTGAAATTCAGACTATTACTGCCGAGTGTCGGAGTTTTATCCTGCTCAATGCTACCGTCAAATAATCGGACATTCAAAGAACCATCTTTTAGACCTAAAACCCGGTGAACAGTCTTGGTGCTATGACTAAATTCATCTTCACTGTTCTCAAATTGCTCCTCGAGCACCACCAGATTTAAATCCCGGCGCCCGCTAACATTGTTTTCCTTCCAATTAATAATAGATAGAGCGTCATAAAGCGCAAAATATGGCTTTCCATCACCATCCACATCAACTAAAAGACCACAACGACCATATTCGAGTAGCTCTAGAACGACCCGGATAAATAGCTGTTTTAAGCCAAATCCATCATTGGTGGCGTTTTCGCTTAGCCCAGCCATTAGATTACCAGGCAAATTGATTTCAGGATTCAGTTTAGATACCAGCCCAATCATTGTCCGTAGTGAATCTTGCACCCATAAAGGATATTGCGCCCGGGAGACATAGCCCTTATAGATTTCACCGGTTAGATCGCCCTGCTTTTCAGCTTCAACCATCCCTGCTGATTTAGGTAAATATTGAGTCGTTGCTGACTTAATGGATTCTTCGCCGGCTACAGCATCCTGCATTATTTGCCAGCTTTTCTTTGCAGCAATATACTGCGGATGTTGATCTGTAACAGCCATAAATACACCAATAAAAAAGCACCTCGAAAGGTGCAAAATGTTTAAGCCATGCCGCGGATTCTTCGAACCCCTATAGCCTTTTTATTAATCGGGAACAGATAAGCAACTGGGTATGTACCAGCATCATTCATGTGATCAAATCCTGCTTTTTTATCTGGTTGTCCATTCTCGTCATAAATCTGACGCTCCTGGCATTTCGCAAAATGTGGGCACTTGGATGTATTCACAAACAAACGTCTTTCACCCAATGTATTACAAAGCAATGAGTTCATAGAGTTAATACGATCTTTTACAGCCGGGTTTGATGCATTCACATACACCTTAAAGCCTGCCTTTTTCAACATCGCAATATCGGTTTCACTCGCATTGTTTGATTTGCGGTTATCACCCGAAGCATCTGGGTACACACCGATTGAATGCTTTGGATATCGCTCTTTAATCGCCTCAATCATTGCAGGCGTATCAAATAGATTCACCAACTCATCTACTGCATGCATGGTGTCACCACGACGCACATAAACCACAGCAGCCATTTTGGTAACGTTAAAGTCCATGCCGATATGAAGCGTGTCATCATCCTGAACCGTTTCGCTTGAACTATTGAGCACCCGGTTAAAGCAGTAATAAATAACGCCCTGATAACTTTCAAAACTGGCTTCATATTCTTGGCTGAATGTTTTTGGGTCCATCTTGCGCTTGGCAACAATGATTTCCGATTCAGGAATATTTCCGCCTTGCAATGATGTATATGAGAAGCTTCGACAATCAGGCTCATGACCCGGCTGACCATCCATGAAAGTGTCATAGCAATGGTTGAAGCCTTTCGGTGTACCAATCCTTAAAACATGACCACCAACACGCTGCTCACCATTCACGATGTATTTGCATGTTGACAGCATTGGGCGTAGGACTTCTTCCCATGCAGCCCACTTACAGTCTGCCCATTCATCAATGATCAGGAAAAATAAACCAGATCCACGAAGGTCATCATAGTTATCCAGACCAACCACACGCATGACATGACCACTCTTTAAAGTGATCGTGCATTCAGTTTCGTTTGGTTTTCCTGCTCGCCATGATGGTGGAATCGCCTGTTTTAATCGTTTCCAGAAGACACGCTTGGCCTGCTTGAATGTAGGTGCTGCATACCAGATTTCATCTTCAACCGACACATTCCATTTAGCTGCCAGTCGTGCAGCTCGACGCATCTCAGCCTTGGCCAAGAATGTCTTGCCAAAACGTCGACCACATACAGCATCACGAAAACGCGCTTCTTTTTGCCAGCCCCATAAGTAGATATTGGCCTGCTTGGGAGTGAGTTTTACCGCACCTTCCGGTGGATCAAAGAATAGGCTCATTTGGAATTTCCTCATCAGGGTTCAGGCTGATTTTGTAATCTTCCTCAGGAGGTCTTGATTCAGGTGGATTTACTTCACGCTTGAGTTTTTCCAACTCTAATTTCTTAATCTCAAGTTCAACTGATGCCTTGGTTTCAGTACCTGTCCCGCCAATCGCTGGATTTAAAACAGGGCGTGATTGCTGTGCTGCCATCTCTTTAGCAGCCTGTTCAATCCATTTCGGTGTAAAGACCGGGTTATTAGGAAACTCATCCACTAAGCCTTGCAATAGTTGCAGGCGGTATCTTTTATTAGCAATCGGGATGGCTTCAAGCTCATCATTTGCGATACGACGATATTCAAAGAATTTATCCCGTAGCTCTTGGCTTAGATCTTGCCCTATCCTCTTGGTAGGGTCATATGCTTCGCACTGCTGAGGGGTCACATCAAGGTTAAATATTTCTTTTACTGATTTAGATGCTTGAGTGGGAGTCTCAAACTCGGCCAGCATCCTAACGATGAACAGCTTCACCTTTTTAGTAATACGTGCCATTTCCACCATTCCATCTAAGTACATCTAAGTAAAATGGCAAAAAAATTTACACCACCTTTAAATAACAAGTTCCACAAGCATGGTGCACGTCTGCTTTAGCGACCGTAGGTCTTTGATTTGCAGCTTCTACCATTTTTTGTACTTCCTCATTCGCTCCATAACGACGAACAACACCTGTGAACTCTTCAACATCATGCCCTTTGATTTCTAGGTTGGGTTTTCCTGTCTCTCTGTTATATGAAAGGAATCCGAACCTATCTCGCTTGTGGGCTATGTGATAAAGCTCATGCTCAATCAAAGCGCAAAAACTCGTGTCATCACACTCGGAACAAAATTTAGCATCTAAAGTAATTAGGTACTCAGGTATGGTCCCAAACCAATTAATAAGCTGAACTTCTTGACGTTCTTTTTTCCAGCCTGAGGCATTAATCATGATTCGCTCTGCCTGACCAACTACAACACGCCCCTGCTTCTTGAAACCACCGTTCGCCCACAGGACCGCAATATCACTAAACCTAAAGCCAGCTAAATGCCTGTGGTCAGGGTTAAATAACTTACTTTCAGGTAAAAGAAAGGTTGTTTTAATCCACTCCCACACCTCGGGTGCTGGAATAAACATTGGATCTGCAATACCTATCATTGATTCAGGTGGATAAGGTCTATTCATCAAAACACCACTTCAAATCATCCGGCACAGTTAAATGCACATGCAACTGAGTCACAGCAAAGTCATGCACATAATTCAAATACTCAGCCATCTGCTTCACTGTTGCCTTAGTTGTACTGCAAAGCCTGATGACCTGCTCACCGATAGCTTTATACTCATCTGGTTCAGATTGCTTCACCTTGGCAATGGCATGACACATTTCAGCAAACTGCTGGTCATCCCGACGATAGATATAAATCAGGAATTTCTTCTTAAACTCGTAATGGAGTGAATCTTCATCCTGACCAGTCTTTCTTCTAATCTCACCGATCCACTTCCAGTAAAGTCTGTTCTGTGCTGCTGAACGCTCATCTGGTGTTTGATTAATCCTCACCACCAACGGCTTACCACTTTCAATCGCCTGAGTGTAATTGGTATGCATGTAGTTGATGGCTTTGGTGATGTCGGCATGACTCTGGATAGGAAACACGGCTTTTTGCATTTCCTGCTCCACTAAATTATTTCTTTGGTAGTTTTGGTATTGGCATCCAGTGCGTTGCATTTGATGTGAAGCCAGACCAGTATTCGGTTGTTAGGTCGCCACGTCCACCCTTGCAATAACGCTGCACTTCCGGGTCCTCATCACTTCTTAAATCCACTGTTAAAACAGGTTCACTCCACCCAGTCACACGACCGTCTTCAATAATAATTTCAGGCTTTTGCTTTTTGATACTGAACCACTTCATCAAAACACCTCTCTATCTTCCATCACCAACATCCGATTCACTCTCACCAGCCACTTCTCAAACATGGCTTCACTCTCTGCCCGATTACCCAATTGAAAGGTATCGAACTGGAAATGGCAGGAATGGCATAGCGGAACTGTGAACTGATCTGAACTTTTGATCGATCTGCCCTTACCATGCTTGGCACTATTTGAATGAGCCGCTTGTGAGTTTGGATTACCGCATCGGATGCATGGCAGCTTTCTGATTGCTGCGAGTCTTTTGTGGTTGCGCATTTAATTGTTCTTCTATGCCGTGGATCTGTTTATTCACTTTGCGAAGTTCAGCACCGCACATTTCTTTAAATGCATAGCTTGAGTACAAGTGGTTGTAATTCATTAATCGACTGCGGTTTCTTTCGAGTACTTCTAAATTCCGTTTTGCTTCTACTATGTCCATGACCACCACCAATAAGAAAAGAAAAACCCCTCAACATCTAGAATGCGAGGGGTTTTGATTGCCGTAATACGTTCGGCTAATTCGTGTAATTATCTCGATGCTTTCCACACTTTCGGCATTCAGCCTGATTGAAAATATCAGACTCGTAATCGTAGTGATGAAAGCAGAATAGGCGTTTTAGGAAAGTAAGCATGATTTTACTCCTGGACAATCAAGCAATCATGTCGCAAGAAATGTCAGTTACTTTTACTTATAAAACATAAATTTATAATAATTATTACCAAAATAATGTCAGCAATTTTGTCGAACTAAGCAAGATTCCTTCCTGGTTAAGCAAGCAACGATCAAGCAATTATTTTGGTTCCCTCATTTGTGAGGGTAGCATCTGGCACGCCATGCAGGACTCGAACCCGCAACCAATGCAATAGAAGTGCAATGCTCTATCCAGTTGAGCTAATGGCGCATTTATTTCAGACAACAAAAAAGCCCACCATTTGGCGAGCTTTAATCGCTAGTGTACCCGACTACTCAAGCGCACTATACCTGAAATATGCCATATCGTGGCATGCCAGTCAAATACTATTCGATTCTCAATCGTTTATCGTGCCCAGCTAGATAAAACTTACCTGCATAGATCATATTTCGCAGAACATTTCGACCCAATTTGAATTCTTCTTCCATCTTACGATCTGATAGCCCACGTACATTACGCTCTACAAATAACTGAACCGCACGCTTACCAGACTCACAAACCGAACTCGACTTATTAAAATCCACAATCAATTTCCGCACCTGCTCAGCTTCAAAATCATTAATCTGGCAAATGACCTGATCCTTACGTGGCGCCACCCCTTTATTATTTTCAAGAATCAGCCAGTAAATCTGATTTACCCCAAGTGAGTCCGGCTGATGTCCTGACTTCATACGTGAAATCTGGATGTATGCCCCATATTGCTTAAGCCAATCTTCAATACTAAAACGACCCCAATCCATCACTTCTGCCTTAACCATCGCATTCATCCCTATTCCCTCTTAAACCCTAATTACTTCTAATGCCTATTCCACACTCTCAACCACATAAACACGGCCTCGCCATGTCTGATGCCATACCACCTGGTCTGGTGTAAGTTTTCTATCTGATTTAGGTTTTGCCCCATCCTTCACTTCAATCAAGAAATTTAATCCCCGAATGCCTACCAGTAGATCTGGACAACCTTTACCAGTTGAAGCGAGTGATTGAACACTTGCCCCAACCTGACGTAACGCTTTAACAATCTCAGTCTGATTTGCATCAACCTTTGCAGCTCTACGCATTACCCACCCATCAACTTGCTAATAGGTTCTTTAAACCACCACACCAAAATTAAAATCGTTATGCAGATGTACGATATTGATTCAGCATTTTTCATTGGCACCTCACAAATCGATCTGGTGCTTAGTAAGTCGAGCACCATTGTTTATTTGATCTTCCGCTTTCTGACGCGCATCAGTGAGTAAGTCATTGGCACCTCGTCCTAGAACATCTGTTCTTTCTCGGGCCAGATAAACATCCACTTCTTCTAGCAAGGTGTTGTAACGCTTCTTGGATTCAACCGCTAAACTCGAAGCTTCTTCCTGAATAGCAAATGCTTTGTTTAATTCCTCTCTGCTATGAATCGGAGCATCAGGATTTTCGGTATCAAAATAATTTCGGAAATCCTCAAACCGGTTACATGCGTCTCGATGAACTTGTATCCAGTTAATAAACATCATCCCAATTTTTTCCAGATCCTGATTATTCATGCTCACCTCGCAAAACTTTTATTGCTTCAGAAACTGCTTTCGGTTTTGCAAAAAGTCCTTTTCGATAAAGCTCATCCAAAATATGCAATGCATCTTCAACCTGTTTTTTCTTCCCGATATAACACTGCTCCATGTTGTTGAGCTGCTGGCGAAGGTCGTCAATCTCACCCTGACGGGCGTTCCAGCCTTTGGAGTGCCATTCTTGAGTGATAGAAATAAATTCGCCTTTAGATCGCTGACGCTGTGAACTCCACCCCTGATAAACCATCTGCACCGGCAACACCCGATAAACACCACCATCCTTATCAAACAGCTTGTCACCGTGGATAAAGCGCATATTTGTGTAGAAGTCTTGATCTTCAAACCACTTTTCAAACTCACTCATCTCTCAATCACCACTGTAGTTGGCGCAATATGATTGCGAATGTCGGTCACATAATCCGTGCGGTCATGGTCGGCTAGAGCGGCGCGGAGGTCAGCAATCGAAATAAATCGATTTTCCTCTAGTAACAACTCCCAATTTTGATATGAGCTAAGCCCCCAATATGAATCATCACCATCATCAATCCAAAGACCGGCTAAATCCGCCTCATCATTCGAAGAAAGTAGATAAAATATTGGCACTCCAAGTAAAAGCTTAAAATGCGTACCATCTTCCGGCGCCCCATCCACAATTTCCCGCATTTGTTCGATTGTTAAGTTCATGCTGCTTGCTCCTGCAATCTGTACTTTCTACGCATTCCACGGTTCACACGCTCAGCTTTAAACTTGTTGTAAGACTCAAAATCCTTAAATTTCACATCTGCCCGCATGTAGCACATGCACTTAAACAACTTGTAACCCTTATCAAGAAATGGCTTATGCACATCGTCAGTTTCTTTTTCCAAGCCTTTCCATCTGCGTTTAAAGCCGTGCTCATCAACCACTTTTGCTTCACTTCCACCGAGCTTAAATTGGTCGTATGTCATGCTCGGAACATTGAATTGCATTGCCGATGTTTGAATGTCGCTTGGGTCGCCCTGGTGGTAATAGTAAGAATCCATGCCCACGAAAAACGCTATATCATCAACCATCAAATCCCATAAAATCGGCACAACAAGATCACCATCGAAATACTCATACATGCCTTCGATAGCTTGTTTTTTTGGCACGCCACTGGCTTCCAATCTGTTTGATGCTTCGGTCAATTCCACATCATCAAACGATGACCACAATTCGTAGGTTTTAGCCAATTCATTTCGATACAGATTGACCAACTTGTTCGGGTTATATTTCTTATTGCGCTTTTTCATGCCTACTCTCTCCAAAAACCCTTAATCGGCTCGCCCGCAACAATCATGCCGTATGCTTTTCGGGTTGCGATTACATAACTTTCTTTGCGCTCTAAATAGCCCTGATCAATCAGCGCTTTAATGTATCTCTGGGCAGTTCTTTTGCTTACTTGTAGGTTCTTGGCAACCTTATGGGTTGTCACCTTCTCATAGCGAGCAACCGAGATGACACTCAGCATGTTGTCAAAAATATCGGTGATGCCTTGACTCACACCCCACCCCCTGCGCTTTTACCAACACGCTTAATTTTCTGCTTGGCTTCTTCCAGATACTTCTTAAGCTCATCACCTTGAAGTGGCTGACTAGACGCTGGCGCAGGCCCATGACCCCAATCACCAAGATCAACCACCATCTTTTTCTCAATAGCGACTGGTTTAACCCAGACTGCTTGCTGTTGCCCCTGTTCGGCATATTCCTTAACTACGTCCACATAGTTGTCTTTAAATGCCTCATACGCTAAATAAGAGGCTCTATCGACGTTCTTTGCCCACTGGATCTCAGCAAACATTTCATAACAGCGGTCATACGCTTCTTTTTCGGCATTTGTGATCGGGTGGTTGTTATCACCAAGCCATTTCACGATATTGCCCAGTGCCGCATGTTTCCCTTTGAATGAATCAACGACACGTTGCTGCTCAGTACCAAAACCTGTAATCCCAAGACACCATTTGCGGAACATTGCCGGATCTGGACAAAAGCCGTTATCACGAACCATGCGAAGGCCAAGATCAATTTCCTCTCTGGAAAGTCCTTCGATACAGATTTTCATTGCATGGCTGATTGCCTCAATCGGCATACCTTCAAATGTTTTTTCAAAAGAGCGCGGTGCAATTGCCTTGAAGATTCCAACCAGTTGACCAGTCTTGATTGACTGAACCGCAGTTTGTTGATTAGTAACCATAGCTGTCATTGCCCTGCTCCTCTTTTGCGATCAACTGTTGTATTTCATCCCAGCGAGATGGTTTGTTTTGTTGTCCATGGACTGTGTTTTGATTCTTAATCCACTCCGCCTTAAATCCCTTCCATGAGTTCACAACACAGTGTTCAAGGACTTGGTTTAAAGTGAGACCAGATTTTTGTTGTTCAGAGATAAGGGACTTGAATGCTGTTTCTGAATTAACGGCTTTCTTCGCTTTACGAACTTCCATGTATTCAGAGATAAGTTTTTGATCTGCTCCTTGAGAAAATAGAGCATCGGCGAAGTTGAATTTCTCCTTATATATATTGGTAGATTCATTGGTAGATTCTATTGGTAGATTCTGTGTACCAATTTTGGTACTGGTCGCAGTCCCAATTTTGGTACTGGTTGAAGTACCGTTTTTGGTACTAGTACCAATTTTGGTACTGGTTCCTTTTTTGGTACTAGTAAGGTCATCTTCGCGACCACGTACACCAACCAATTGATAAACCTTTACCCCATTGCCACGCGTTTCTTCAGTAAAGCGAATAAGGTTAATTTCTTGCAGGCGCTCCAAAACTTTCATAATGGTTTTTCGGTCACATTTAGTATCAACCTCAAGACGTTTGATGCTCGGCCATGCCTTATGATCCTCTCCTGCGCGGTCAGCCAACGAAAGTAAGACAGTGCGCTGAGGGCAGCTTTCTACAGGTGCAGTCCACGCCCAGCGAGTTGCGTCTAAGCTCATTGCACCACCCCTTCACTCACAAGCTGCTCAATTACCCACTGTTCGCCTTTGTTAGTGAATTTGGATTGTGGATAGCCTTGTTCTGTCTGTTTGACTTCGCCATAACCTTTGTCGATAAACCACTGGGCAAAGGTACGTCCGGCAATACGACGGTCATATACACCCATATCAGCAAGGTATTGATTGAGTTTTACGGCCGACATGCCGACCTTTTTACCCACCTGAGAGGCATTTAAAAGATTTTTAGTGTCGGCAACACGGTCAAAGTACTGGACTTTAGGTGCTGCAAGTTCTAATTGACGCGCTTGATCGGCTGCCAGTTGAAGTGCTTCAGAAAAAGATTGAGGGAGTTGTACAGCGTTTTGGTTTTCTAGTTCATACCAGCGCTTTACCAATGCTGCTGTGAACTCTGGACAAAGCTGGGCGACTACAGTAATTGAGTCTAATTTGCCTTGTTCGCCAGAGAAAACATAAACCTCAACATTGTAGGTGCGATTGTTGGCCTCTTTGACCACAACCCCCATTGGGGGGAGTCCTATAACTTCGCGCTCAGCAAGTCTTTCAGTTGATTGCTTTACTTTGTCATGGCGGGATTGAACAAGCTCTGAAATATCAAGACTTGTTATACTGTTTTGATTATGATTAAATTGTGTCATCATATTCATGTTTACTTTCCTTTCCGTTAGTGAACAATCCAAAACGCTTGATTTCGCAGATCAGGCGTTTTGCTTTTTTGGGTTATCAATACAAGCTTGGATTTGTTTGTCCAGCTCAGCCAATGCGACATGCATCTGGTGAATCACCTTCGACATGTCTTTCACTTCACCTTCTGTGATTCGACCATCCGCCATGATTTCGCGGAAAAGGCTCATCACATCACCGCCCTTCATGCCAATGCACAGCACTTTGTCTGTTAGCGATAGATCGCGGCATTCAGGGATTTCAGGCAGATCAATTGCAATCTTTCCGTGTTCAGCGTTTAACTCCTGTAAAACACGAAAGTCGCCAGTCATAGCCATCATTTTTGAAGCTTCAACCAATGACAAATGGTGAGTTTCAGTATTTGGATTGACCTTGCTGTTTAGCACGGCTGCACTTTTCATTCCCATGCGCGGTGCTAATGCAGCAGCACCACCTGGATAATCGTGAACCGTGTTGTATGCAGCATCTAGAATGTTCATGTGATATACCCTCGAACGTATTTTCTGTTTGAAACGTTTGGTTTAATGAACTACCAAGAAGCCAAGGCTTGACGATCAGCTTTTAACTGACCACGACTTAACAACTCATAAATTGCTTGGGTGCCTAAAGGAATTCCTTCCTCCTCCCAACCAGCAATAGTTGATCGGCCTTTCTTGATTTTTTTGGATAACTGGGAGTTGTTTTCTACGTTATGAAACTTTCGTAGGTCAGCAACGTTCATCGTTCTATTCCCCGAACTATATTGTTCGGTTTATTGAATCACTTGTTCGGGTAACTGTCAACTAATTTGTTCATACTTCCGAACATGCTATTAACGGAAATACTTGAAATGACCTCAACTACAGATCGCATAAATCAAAAAATGAAAGAGCTAGGTTTGAGTCAGGCAGATGTGATGAGAGGGACTGGTGCTGGACGCGCAACAGTTTCTGGTTGGATCAATGGCTCTAATGCGCCAAGTGCTAAATATTTGGAGTCACTTGCAAAGACATTAAAAACAACATCCTCTTGGATTCTTAATGGGAAAGAGGATTCAGATAGAAAACTTGATAATAGTGTTAGCCTAGATCTGGTTGCGACTGTAACTTATGCACCAGTTATATCGTGGGTACAGGCAGGAGATTTTACCGACATGGAGTCGATTAGTAATTTAGCGGAGTGCGAGAAGCTACCTTTAGTTCCAGGCGCTGGTAAGAGAAGTTTTTACCTTGAAGTTAAAGGCCTGAGTAATGCGCCTTACTTTGAAGAAGGTGAGAAAATCTGCATCGACCCTGACTATCAATTATGCGATATACATACAGGTGAGATGATTGTGGTGAAGTGTAATGACACAGCCACCTTCAAAGCTTTAATTTCAGAATCCAATGGATATTATTTAAAGCCACTTAACCCAAATTGGTCTGAGCAAGTTATTCCGCTTAATGAAGACTGTGTGCTGGTTGGAAAGTATGTTGGATCATTCAAGCCATCAAGAAAATTTAATTTATCGTAATAATAAAAAAGCCCAAACACATTCATGCTTGGGCTTTTCAATCGCTTAGGTTTACTACGCCTAAACTTGCTAATGCCGCCGCATTAGCCAGTGCGCTCACCAATGAGTACAAGAGTACATTGATAAAATAAGCATAGCATGAAAAAAATAATCCAAGCAATAAAAGACTGGTACAAGGGTGATAATGGGGAGTATGAGTATAACTTTGAACTCCAGGTGTACGAGTATGCAAGACAGCCATATAGGCATTGGACTGCGAAAGTAGCAAGCTGCTTCTGGGAGCCGTTAGCTGCAATATGGCGAGCTATATCAAACAATCCCAATGCCTTTATAACTCAATTATTCGCATTTTTAGCTCTCGTTCTGGCGTCCACCTCTCTCTATCTTCAATTTTATAAAAATGATGAAAAGTATGACCGCTGCACCATAACAAACACCAGTGAAAATACGGTCAATATTGAATGCAGGAAATGACATACCAATAGCAATCAAACTTACTGCAATCGTTAAGTAGTTGGGGTGGTCATTCATAACAATTACCTTGCCGCATACCCGAGCGGCTCTTGGATCGGGTGGAGAACCATATGGCTGTATATTCCATTACTTATGATCTTATAAAGACTAAGGATTACGAGAAACTATTCAAAGGTATAGAGCTAATTTCAGGTGGAAACTGGGCTAGACCTACAGCATCGCAGTGGTTGATTAGCTCAACAAAGACATCTGCGCAAGTTCGAGATTATTTGCTTGGGTGTATTGATACGGATGATAAGTTGTTTGTGGTAGAGATAAAGCCTGACACTTGGGCAAGCTGGAATATCTCCAAGAATGTTGAAAGTTGGTTTTTGAAACCTTCCATCTAACCTTTGGCTGAATTACTACCTACACAACCAATACCATTATAAAAATCTTTCTCATCCTTAATCGCTTTATCGATCCACTCTTGGTTTGCGTCTACCACAGTATCCTCCAAGAGTGTGATTGAGCCTTCATATAGTCGGATGCGTGTTCCAGCAGGAATAATGCCACGTTCTAATTCTTGATTCTTACCCATAACAAACTCCAAACAACCCATCCCTGTGATGGGTTTTCTTTTGTCTATTAAAACACAGCGACTAAATATTAAAAATAATAAATTCGACAAATCGAACATTTTTATTCTATTTTTCGAACAAACCTATTGACAATGTTGTTCGGTTAAGCGAACATTAGCTCGAAGACAAAGAAAAGCCCCAGCGTTGCGTTAACAACCTGGAGCGTGACCCACATACTACCTATGAGTGAGACTATTATGACAACTAAATCCAATATTCTCAAGTCTGCATTCATTGCAGCATCAATCAGCGCGGGGATAGCAGTAGCTTACGCTTTCCAGCCTGCCAAAGTTGCTGATGATAATCCTCAAGTGGTTATCACTGCTCAAAAATATGAAGTGCTTAAACGTACTTGCCATGAAACCTGTGTTGCTACTGTCAAAGCTGACGAATACAGCATTTATGTTGAGTATGCGTTAGATGATGCATCAGTCGAGTTCCTAGACATTCTGAACGTGGTGCATTTTGACAAGACGATTAATGCTTATGTTGATCGTTATGAGATTGAAAAGATTAATGCTGCGATTGTAGAGGGTGTGAAATGACAAACCTTCATGATCAATTCGCCATGGCTGCAATGCCAGCCCTAATAATGATGGGTCGCACTGAAGAAAAAGTGGCTGAACTAGCTTACAAGCAAGCTGATGCAATGGTTGCTGAACGCGAAAAAGGTTCAAGTGAAAGCGTGCATAGCATCAAATTGGATCTGATTAAAAGAATCCAAGAAGAACGCGGTATTGATGTGAGCAAATCACCTTTAACTGTTAAGCATTTACTTCGAATTTTAATCGACGGCGAACTCCCATTCTGAGAAGGATAATAAAAAATGAATACACAAGTAAATCTGCAAGAAGTTGAAAGCGCACGTCAAACATGGCTGGAAGCACGCCGTTTGGGCATTGGTGGTTCAGATGTAGCGGCAATTTTAGGTCTAAGCAAATACCGCTCCCCATATCAATTATGGCTGGATAAAACGGGTCGTACAGACGTCGAAGATTCTCAAAGTGAGGCGTCTTACTGGGGCAATACCCTTGAAGATATCGTGGCAAAAGAATATGCCAAGCGCAATGGCGTGAAGATCCAGCGTGTGAATGCAACTCTGGTACATCCTGAATATGACTGGATGCGCGCCAATATTGACCGCGCCATTATCAATCCTGATATCTCAGGTAATGTCCGTATCAAAGATGGAAAGCTGACTACAGACCGCATCCTGGAATGTAAGACTGCTAACCAGTACCTGGCGAAATTGTGGGGTGATGAGCAGTCAGAACAGGTGCCAGATTACTACCTGACACAAGTGCAGTGGTACATGGGTATTACGGGCGCTTCGATGTGTGGTCTAGGTGTGCTGATCGGTGGCCAGAAATTCCGTAGCTATCAGGTGGCATTTGATCCAGAGCTGTTTGAAATGCTGACAAAAGAGTGCTCCAAGTTCTGGCTTGAGCATGTGCAAAACGATGTGCCTCCTGCTCCAACCACGTTTGATGATGTGCTGCATCGTTGGTCTACACACAATCCCGACCAGGCTGTTCAGGCAGATAACGAACTTGCCAATCTGGTTGCTGAATACAAGGACTTAAATAAGACCATCAAAGAGGCTGGCGCTGAACTGGATGATTTGAAGCTGCAAATCTGCACCCGTATGGAAGATGCAGAAATGATTATTGCTGAGGATAAACGTCTAGCCACATTCAAATATCAGGAACGTAACACGCTGGACAGCAAGGCTCTGAAAGCAGCCCATCCAGACATCTACGAACAATTTGTAAAGACTTCAAGCACTCGCGTGCTGCGTATTAATTAAGATTTATAGGTAAAAGAATATGAACACAATTGTTAAATCAAACCCGAATACAGCCGTAAATTTTTTAACTCCTAACAATCTGCAAGAAGCTATGCAAATTGCAGAAATTCTTGCCGGCTCTGACATCGTGCCTAAAGACTACCAACGTAAGCCAGGCAACATTCTTGTTGCCATGCAATGGGGTGCTGAGATTGGTTTGCAACCACTTCAAGCAATGCAAAACATTGCGGTGATTAATGGCCGCCCTTCTATTTGGGGTGACGCAATGCTCGCCCTTGTGCGTGGATCTGGCTTGCTTGACTTTATTCGTGAAGAACTTTCCGAAGACGGTCAAAAGGCTATCTGTACTGTGAAGCGTAAAGGTGAAGAACCTGCTGTATCCGAATTCAGCATGGAAGATGCGAAACGTGCTGGTCTATCCGGCAAGCAAGGCCCATGGACACAGTATCCAAAACGCATGATGAAGTTGCGTGCTCGTTCTTATGCCCTTCGCGATGTATTCCCAGATGTGTTGAAAGGTATGGCGATTGCTGAGGAAGAGCAGGATAAAGAAATCGATATAACACCAGCTGGCGCACCTGGAACAGAAACCAAGCCGAATACAGGCGCATCTGCTCTGAAAAGCCGCCTGAAAAAGAAAAATGATGCTGTTGATTCTTCAGCTAAAGAGCTGGATCTGAGTGTGTATTACATCAACATCAAGGATGCACGCACATTAAACCAGCTTGAAAAAGTAGGTGAAGAAATTGCAGCACTAAACCTTGGCGAACCAGCCAAGTCTGAAATTGGCGAAGTATTTAAAGAGAAACGCCGTCAATTGAAAGAGCAAGTGAAATTGCTTGTTCAGTCGATTGTCGACCAGATCAATGATGCTTCGGACATGAATGCTCTCAACCAGATTATGGAAAACGAATTTGAGCCAGCATCAGGCGAGATGACTGACGAGCAGATCGCACAAATTAATTCTGCTTATGAAGCCCAAGAAGCAGCACTTACACCTTGAGCATGGACGATTGCACCCTTCGGGGTGCTATTTAGGAGTGAAAGCAGCATGAAAATTAAAGAAGGTGGTGGGATGGAAGATAACAAACTAGAGCCAACTGAAATTGTTCGTGGCGAAATGGGAACCTGGACACACCCGGTTTATTCAAAATACATGAATGAGCATCTGGAAAATGAAGAATATGTAAGTCGTGAAGAGTGGGAGAAGTTCAGAAACCACTTTGGTGTAGACGTTGTGATGTTCTGGATGGAAAGCAGCGTTAATTCTGATGATTGGGAAATCATGATGGATGATTGTGATATCACCAAGTGGGATCCAATTGCACCGAACGGCTTTTTCTTAATTGATATTAATTTTAGTGAAGATGATGCCTATGCCATTTTCGCTCGAAATAAGTATGAAAGCGAGGTGGCGTGATGGATATTAAAGAAAAACAAGCTCGATGGGCTTTAGAAAAACCTTTATTTGAAGCTGAGTTCATTCACTCTCACCTTCTACCGTTTTTCAACTTTAATGAAAATACGGGTGATTATGAAATCAAAAGTGAGTGTGTGAGCAACACTGATGATGAGGATCGAAAGGTCGCTTACGAAGCTTTAAATACTGGTTGGGTTATGTGGTTACGTGCAAAACGTGATGCCAAAGCCCAAGCGGTGCCGGAGTGGATTGAAACAGCAATTCAGCCACCAGAAGAAGGTCAGAAGGTTATTATTTCTGGAATTTATGGAGTGGGAATAGCTGAGTTCTCGTACCTGTATAAGGATGAGTTTGTTATGTATGACATGGGTGCAAGCAACCCAATACTCAGTAAAGATCAGGTTAAATTCTGGCAGCCGTTACCCGATGCACCACAGGAGCCAGCCAATGACTGAAAAACAATGTGCTTGGATTGAGAATCAAGATGCAAATTGGGAAACAGAGTGTGGTGAAACCTTTGTTTTTAATGACTGCATGCTGCCATCGGAACACTCTTTTAGGTTTTGTTGTTTTTGTGGCGAGGAGCTTAGTGAAACAGTGTTTGAGGAAGAATGGAATGACTGAAATTCAACTAACCAACGTCCAGGTTGCGAACCACATCATTGATCAGCTGTATAAAGAGAAGCCTTTTAATTTGGTTTTGAATGCAGGTCAGACCGGATCTTTATACATCATTGCGAGTGAGTCACATCACTTGCACAGTGATTTTGTTCGCAAGCTGGAAGCAACCTTAAGACAGCGCGTGAACAATGGTACTGGCGTGATTCTTGAGATTAATAGCAATGCTGACCTGTATTACCACATGCTTTCATCATATATCGCGAAGTTTGATCAGTATGGCGTGGTGAAGTCTTTAGGAGAAGTGTCGTGAGAAGTCCTGATCAAATTGGAATTACTTGGGAAGAAAATCAACTCTTGATGCAGCAGCTAAGAGAAAAGGCTGCATTAGAGAATCGGCGCCAGCACAATATTTTTGAGGTTGAGGGTAAAGTGTATGGTGTTGGAGTAAACGACAAATCAAGACCAGCCTATTTTAACAATAAGGCAACTAAGGAATATGATCACTGGATTGGCATGTTGGAGCGATGTTATGGGAAAAATAAACACATTAAATCCAGACCAACTTATGAGTCTTGCGAATGCTCGGAAAACTTCAAGTCATACTCATACTTTTATGATTGGTGTCAGAGTCAAGTTGGTTTTAAAAATAGTGGGTGGCAACTAGACAAAGACATATTGATTGAAGGTAATAAATTGTATAGCGAAGATACGTGTGTTTTTGTTCCATGTGATGTAAACAACTTCTTAACCAACAGAAAAAAACAAAATAGAAGTGGATACATAGGTGTTTCATTTCACAAAGCATCTGGAAAATATGCCGCACAGATATCTTTTGGTGGAAAGAGGAAGCATCTTGGACTATTTGAAAAACCAAAAGATGGTGAAAACTTTTACTTTCTTGTGAAAAGTAGGATGGCCATAGAGTTAATAGAAAAATATAAATCAAACTTAGATGAAAGAGTTATTGATGTATTGCTTTCTAAATACAAAACAGAAGAAATCGAAGCAGGTAAAAGATTGGAGGTGAATCAATGACAGCAATGGCAAATATGGGCAGCTTGGTTGTTGCCCTGCCACCTTCAGACATTTGGTTGACAGATGATCAGGCGGCAGAATTTTTAGGATATGGTGGTGTGTATTTCAAATCATCCATTATTTGCTTAAAAGGTTTTCCAAAACCAAGATACATTACAGAAACCACAAAAGGTCGAAGATGGAACCTTAAAAAATTATCTGACTGGCTAGAAAGTAGGCCGGAAGATTTGAAAAAAGCAGTAGGCAGACCCCGCAAAATATAG